GCCAAACGGAAGCCCGCTGCGAGAGCTTAAGAGGGCAACCGGGGCAAGCCGCCTGACGGGTCCAATTGACAAATAGACGCTAACAGCAAGGGGAGCCGGGGGGATGCCCCAGAGGACGGCGGTCACCGCAAGGCCCAGGACGTTAGTCGCCGGGCAAAACTAAACCGACCGTAGCAGGGCCTGGGAGCCGTGGCGAAAGCCGCAAGGCGGATCAGGCGGGCAGGCAAAAGCCGGGTGAACCGAAGTGGAGGCAACGGTGGGAAGGGAGCCAGTGACTGCGACCGCGAACGGGCTGGCTCTGCTGGCAAGTACCACCGGACTCGTGCGGTTTAAGGCGTCTCGAAGGGAAGCGTAGGAATCCGAGAGGGTTCTGTGGGGCGACTTCGCCCCGCGATGCCAGTGGCCTCTATGGGGTGGACGACCCCGAGGAGGCAAGAAGACGATGGTGGTACAAGTGACCGTGAATGGACAGCCGCTCCGGGACTTTATACAGCAGGAACGGAGCGATGAGATAACGCAGTTCGTGCGTGATGAACTCCGTGACATGAAGCGCAGCGTCCGGCCTCACATTGCGAGCGCCAGGCCGTTTGCTACGAGCTTCGGTCATGGACCGGCCAAGGTCCTGTACGCAAGGTAGGCTCTGGGAGGGTCCTCCCTCCCACAGAGGCCAACTGGCTCGTATCTTACACCCTCCACTGTGAGGGCAATAGGAGACCAGAACCATGAAAAAAAGCGTGAAGAAGCAACTGAAGAAGCAGGTGAAGAAGCAGGTTGCGAAGGCCGTCATTGGCGACGTGCTGAAAGCGGCTCTCGCTGCTTCCAACTACAAGGCCGTCAAGGGCGAGCTGCGTCCCGTCACATCGGCTGCCATGTACGTCACCATCGGCAACCGCAACGCAGCCTTCATCAACAAGGCGGGCACCGACGAGCCGAACGTCAGGCTCATCACCAGCATTAAACCCAAGGAGTTGGGCCTGAATCCGAAGAACTGGGCCAAGACCAACAGCGACCGCGAGTACGCGTTCAGTGGTGACTACGCCACTCTGGGCAAGTCGCTGGCCGTCGCCTTCAAGGCTCTGTACAGTGTGCAGAAGAAAGCGGCCTAGCCCTGGGCGATGGGAGACAAGACGTGTGGGGAGAGACCAAGCAAGGTCTCCCCACTGAGCCCTTTCGGACGTTACGCTTTGGAAGCTTCTGTGGGGTGACTTCACCTCATGGAGGGAGTGCGACATGACCAAACTTGAGAAGGCCAAGAAATTCTTGAACCATGGTTACCCGATCGTCATCGAGGTCCTCCGCCCGAGGGCTTCCTATGGCCTGCTGCATGACGTCAGCCTCACTGTGGCTGAGGCCAAGGAACTGATGAAGGATATCATAGAGGCCATCGAGGCGGGCCAGGAAGACGGCAAGTACCCTGACGTGGTGGTCCGGGCTGGAGATCATCGGGGCAAGTCGATCAGCCTTGGGGAGTGGCGGTAGTCAGAGCAAGGCAAGAGTGGGAGGCAAGAGGCCCTCCCACAGAGGCTTCCAGGGTAAGACCTTCCGTGACATACGCTTCCTAGACGTTAGCAGCGTAAATCCGCTGCAAGGCTAGGCGTGTGGTAACGTCTGGTCCCGTCGGCAGTATCGGCCGTGTCAATAATTAGACGAGCGTGGTTAACCGTCCCATGCCCAAAGAGCTCGGGCCGGACTGACGCCGACGTGAGGTATCGTCCCTGTCTCAACTATCCAAGAAGGGAGCAGGGACGTTGGCTATCCATCCAAGAAGGAGCCATTGAGCCAAGATAATCTTTCGGTCTTGACAGGACCGTCCTGTGGTGACAGGTAGAAAGGAACCAGGCTTCGCCAGCGAGAGCCTTCTGCCATCCATCCAAGAAGGGGTAGACGGCGCTCGGCAAGTGGACTGAGACTGCCATATCTCAAGCGGCGAGCAGCATGTGGAACCGTATCACCCGCGCAATCAACTAAACCAAAAGTCGCTGTAAGGCGGAGGCCACATTCCGTTCGTATGCGTGGAAACACTCTGTCCAGCGTGAGTGGCAACACCCTGCCCGCCAATGAGCGGGGAACGCGGAGAATGCGAATCATATCAGGAATTGTCGGACCTTCCCCTTGCCAGCGACTGAGGAGGCCAGGGGTCACTCTACTATCGTGGCAGGTGGACATTTGTCTTTGGTTGTCACCCACTGCTGCGCTCTGGCTTCCTCAGTGGCTGGCAAGGACCAGCAAATCAGATCAGACTGGAGGCAATCGTGATCCATAAGAGATTGAAGTCCATGGAGTGGTCGAGCTTGGCAGAAGAGATCCTGGTCACGGCTGAACCACTCATACCACTCGACAAAATCCCATTGGCGATCCGTTTCGCTGAGCAGGAACTTGTCATCAGTCTCAGGGAAGATGGGCGTCATAACCTGAAGGCTATCGTCCTGCCCTGCGACGTTCGCGCCGCTTTGGACGCCATGAACCTTCGGCCCTGGGGAACGGCATCGCAAGTCTGAGAGGAGATATGACGTTAATCAACTGCACGCCCCATGCTATAGTCCTGTGCGGGAGGCCGCTCCTAGCTAGTGGTGTGGTCTCTCGTGTGACTGAGCACGCCAGTCACATAGATGACCTGGACTGGCTAGGCGGCACGGTACCGCTCGACGCGGTACTCTATGGCGAAGTGGTCGATTTGCCCGATCCTCGGCCATTCACCTACTACATCGTTTCTCGGCCAGTGGCAGAGGCTGTCCCGCATCGACTGGACGTGGTATTTCTTACGGACTTTGAGCGGGACGCTGGTGGCCAGGTAGTTGGAGCGCGTCGGTTGGGCAGGAAGCGGGTGGGCTAAAGTGAAGCGATTTCCCAGACTACCGCGTGCCGACGACTTCCCTCCAGGTGCTTATGGTACGGACACCAACCGTCTCGTCCATATCTGGCCTGGGGCCAAGCAAGACAAGAAGCGCATCGTGATCCACTGGATGGACGGCCTAGACGCTGGTAAGCCTGTCTGGTGGGCCAAGAAAGACTTGGAGTTCTTACGTCCTATCGTGGAGGGGGCATGAAAGTCAAGGTAGTCGGTGGTAGTCTTATGCAGCAGGCGCGCATCAGGTACTACTGCGAACAGTTAGTGCCTACAGCATTCCGTAAGCGCAAACTGTTGGGCTTTCTTGAGCGCAAGGGGTTTTCCTTGCTCGCAACAAGCGGGTCCTGCAAGGGGCTCTTCTCACGTGAGGGCATCAAGGTCTACCGCAGCCATGAATTGGGCTGGCGCAACTACCGCGATAAGGATGGCAAGCGTGGGTTCTTCCGTGCTGACCAGGTCGCCATCCACGAACTGATGCACGGCGTCTGGAGTTTTGCGTTTGATGGTGGTATGAGGCAGTCTGTGTATGCCCTGCACGCTGTTGCAAACCCACGATATTTCAATTACCCCGACGCTGTACGCCATCCTTCAGAGTGGTTCTGTGACCAGTTCCCGCGTGCCTTCTTATTCAAGAAGACATGCGACCCGGCATTGGTACGTTTTCTCAGGGACTGGTACTTCAGCAGGTGCCTGCCTAACATCCGCTTGGAGCGGGATGAGGTAGGAAGATAGAGGAGGAAATCATGGCTGCAAAGTCAGCCCCGTATATCTGGAAGCAGTGCCCGTTCTGCCATAAGGACCTTCCGAAAGGACCCTTGCTGGAAGTGGTGGAGCCAAAGCCGATCATGCGCTATCCGCGCTTGCTGGCTACCACGCCTGAACAGGAACGGACGGTGAAGATCATCGAAACCAAGTGCCGTCAGTTCGCCTGTCCTGGCCGTATCGTAAGCGTCCAGGCTGGCCCGATGGTCACGCAATACGACTTCAGCCCGGATCGCTTCACCCGCGTCCGGCAACTGAAGACCATGCACGAAGACCTTGCCATCGCTATCCCCGCTGAGGCCGTCACGGTGATGCGTATCCCTGGTCGCATCGCAATGGCCATCACGGTGCCTAATGTGGAGCGCAAGATCGTGTCGTTCAAAGAGTGCTTGCCCAACGTGGTGACGGTCCGCAACGAGCAGATCCTGCCGATCAACTTCGGTATGGACTCTGTCGGCAATCCTGTGGTCGAAGACCTTACTCGTATGCCGCACCTGCTCGTCGCGGGCAGTACCGGCAGTGGCAAGTCTGTCCTGCTCAACAACATCATCCTCAGCCTACTCCATGTTCGTAACGCCAAGCAGATGAGGATGGTGGTGATCGACCCGAAGAGCGTCGAGTTATTCATGTACAAGGACGTTCCGCACCTGATGCGCCCGCCGGTATGCAGCGTCTTCGACGCCCTGGGAGCAATGGATGACGTCCTTCAGCACGTCCGCAAGCGCATGGTCATGCTGGAGACCTTCAAGGCCAAGAACCTGGCCGAGTACAACGCGGTCATGCCTGATGAGGAGCGTAAGCTGCCGTATATCGTTGTGGTCATTGACGAGATGGCCGACATCGTCTTGCAAGAGAAGAAAGCCTTCACGCAAGTGATGGCCCAGCTTTCCAGCCTGGCCCGCGCCTCGGGAGTCCACGTGATAGCGGCTACCCAGCGCCCGTCAGTAGACGTGCTGTCGGGCAAGATCAAAGTCAACTTCCCCGCTCGCGTCTGCTTCCGTGTCCCTGGTCATGCTGACAGTAAGACAGTGCTGGGCGTCGGCGCCCACGCTGAGCAGTTGATGGCGCGGGGCGATATGCTGTACTGCTCGCCAAACCTCCCTGGGTATCTGCGCCTTCACAGTCCGTTGGTTGAGAACTCCGACATCAACGAACAGCTTCTGCTGTCCTTGGAGTGCGGCCACTTCCTCCGTTGCCCAGCAGACGGTCCCCCGGCTGTACCGCAAGAGTCTGGTGCTCCGAAACTCGAACTCGTCGAGAGAAAGGAAAGGAAGGTGATGTGATGCCGTTGTACAAGGAAATGCACCGCCGTCGTCGTATGAAGCTGCGGAGGGAATGGGAGTGGCTGAGGCACCTTCATTACCAAGGGGGCGAAGACGCTTCAGCCATATTGATCGAGCCAAATCAGTGGGCCGTGAAGAAGTGGGATGCTGCCATAGTAGCAGCAAGGCTGAAAGGAGTACCTGTATGACGGGCAAGGTCAGTACTGAGATCCGTGCCTTCCAGGTCCAACATACGTCCAACGGAGCGTACGATCCAGAGGCACTAGCCCTCATCGAACGCAATGATCTCCTGGTGGAAGAAAAGTACGATGGCAGCCTCTACGTTGCCAAGTTCTTCGGTAGCAACGTCCAATTCACGTCGCGTCGTGAGAGCAAGAAGACAGGATTACCCTGCGACAAGACGGCCAACCTGCCGCATCTGAACCGCTGTCCTGTGTCACTGAACGGCACGGTGCTGCTGGGTGAGATACTTTCCCCAACGAGGGAATTTCATCATGTGTCGGGCACGATGAACTCACTGCCAGCGAAGGCGATCGCTTCCCAGGAGGAGCGGGGCTGGCTCCAATACTACGTCTTTGATTGCCTGTGGTACGTGGGTGTTGACGCTCGCAGCGAACCTCTGACGGTGCGTCGTGAACTAGCAGAGCGTGTTATCCGCGTCTGGGGTGCATTCCAGGCATCCCGCCGTGATAGAGTGCATGGCCATGTTGGGTGCCCCAGCGATTGCATCCATATCTCTCCAGTCTTGCGTGGCAACTACGGGGAGTTGTTTCGCAAGGTCGTAGCGCGGGGCGGCGAGGGCCTGATGCTCAAGGATCCCGACGCGCCATATGGCAAGGGTGTGTTCAAAGTCAAGAAGGCCACGGATGTCTCCGCGTACATCACTGGCTACACGGAAGGCAAGGGCAAGTACGAAGGTCAGATCGGGGCCATCCGGTTCAGTGTGGGTGGAATCGATCCCATGGTGGCTGAACTCGAAATCGGGCAATGCAGTGGCATGGCCGACGTTACGCGGGGATATATTTCCAAGAACCGCCGGGCATGTCTCGGCAAGGTCATCGATGTCTGCTGCGAGCCGCCGGACAAGCCGAGTGCCTGGACGGGGCAGCGGCTCCGGCATCCCAGGTTCATTCGGTTCCGTGATGATCTTTCGCCTTTGCAATGTACGGTCAGCAAAGTGCGGGGCGATTTCATGAAGCTGACAAAGGTGGGCTCCTAAATTCTTCCAGAGAGGAGAAAGTGAGATGGGAAACATCAGAGGTTTTGGCACCAGTCTGCGCTCCATCCGCCGGGTCATCGAGCGGCACAAGGGGTACCCGAATGCGCGCCAGCGCCGTTTCATGAAGCACAGGCAGGCCAAGGAGGAGGAGCAAGAGAAGCACGAGGCCCAGGTCCGCGACATGCGCCGTCACGCTGGCAACATCGGCCGTATCACTGCGAAGCAGCAGGGCGTCGTCCAGCGCGTCATGTCACGGATGTCGCGCTTCCTGAGAAAGGCCATCGGATGACGAATCCATTTCTGCCATCTGACTTTGAACCACCACCACAGAAGCCGGCATCGCAAGAAGAGGCTGACCGGCTGGACAACGAGGCGGACGAAGACCATCAACAACCGACGTTCCACGGTCGGAAGAGCGAGATCATATATCGTCCGGCCTGGGCCGATGACAACGACCTGTAGAAAGGAGAGAGCCAGTGAGTAAGAACAACCTGCACGCGATCGACCGTCGGGATAAAGATCCCGAAGAGAAGTGGGTGAAAGGTGAGTCCCATTTCTGCCAAGCCTGCAAAGCCTACGTCACCAGTGCCGGTCCTTGCCCCGACCGAGCGAGGTTGTGGGACGGGGAGAAAGGAGCCAAGTCATGAAGCGCGTCAGTTTCAGGGACTCGGCTAGGAAGACCTGGGTCCTCGACGAGTGCAACGTCCGCGAGGATGTGGCAGACATCATATCTGATAGCTGGGAACTCCGCGTCTTCAAAGTGACCAGCCCAGACAGCGGCAACGTCTATTGGGTGCAAGTCCTGAGAAGACGCGGAGTTCCCAAGGGCAAGAACGAAGAGTGGGATACCCCCGCCGTGTTCTGCAATTGTCCCCATGGTCTGTTCATGGCCCCGTTGCAGGTGGTACTCTTTGGACCGTGTGGGTTGGATACCATCTGCAAGCACGTCAAGGTCGTCTGGGACTTTCTGAAGGGAGGGGGATAGATGGCATATCTCCAAGTCACGACCGCCACGCTCCCGCCGCTCAGCACTAAGGAGTCACGCCGTCGCTGCGTCCAGGCCCAGCGTGCTTACAGAGAGGGTCGCTCCCTGAAGCACCAGAAGCGTGCTGGCCTCAGCAAGGAAGACCTTCAGCAAGTCAACATATTTCGGGAGCTTGGCCTCGACTACACATGCCTGGCCCCCAAAGAACGGTATCCTGTCATTGCGAGAATGGTGGAAGGCCGCAGAGCAGACACGCTCTCACCCTCCGCGCTCAACTTCCTGCGTGACAACCTTGATGCCCACGCTACTTTCAGGGATGGCCGGCAGGTAATCACCTTCGCCCAAAGTGGCGAATCCAAAAGAAAGGGAATCAACGACATGAACTTAGTCAGTGAAGTGGTTAGTGCGTCCGGCGAAAGCCGGAAGGTTGTGAAGTCCGTCCTGGACAATCTCCAAGCGTACATCTGCGATCAACTGAAGGAAGAGCGCCGTGTCCGCATCCCTGGCCTTGGCATCCTGGCCCTCAAGTACAGTCCGCCTCGGGAGAAGCGCAAGGGCGTCAGCCCGTTCAGTGGGGAGCCGATGGTGTTTAAGGCGCGACCGGCCTCCAACAAACTGAAGTTCCGGGTCTGCAAGGAACTGAAGGACTTCTGCGCCGTCCTGCCCGCCGTCGCCCCGAAGAAAAAGAAGGCCAAGAAAACGGCCAAGTGACCACGAGGTTCTGTAACGTCACGCTATAGCACGGCCACGTATCTTGTGGCCGTCCGCCGACTGACAGTTACAGGCGCGGTATCCTGGCCCCCGGCAGGTGCCGCGCAGACCTCAGGACAGACGTTAGCCTCCACCCAGCGCCCGTCCACGCTGGTGTCGTCTTCTACGTCTGCCTGGGGTCTGCGAGGCATCTGTCATGGTAATCGAGGCCACGATCCTAGCTTACGACACAGTCGCTCGACGGGGTGCGCGTGTCGGTCAAGGAGCTGCTATCTGCGCTCGGATCAAGGAAATACTTTGGAAGTGGTCTCAAGTGGAGCTAAAGACGACATGGAGACGACATGGACGAGAATCTGGAGAGGGCTTGGCGAGCCGAGCTATACCCTGGTCGCATAGTTGCATATGACGTCTCGGGGCACTCTGGTGAGATACGCAGTCTACACTTCGGAAATGGCGAGCGCGATGCTCGGCCTTGGATAGACGTTTGGAATCTGAACCGTGGCTACGAGCGGGAAGAGTGGTCTCTGGCGCATATCGCTTTGCGCCGTCCAAGAACTTGCAAACGCTGGCCGCGCCCGTTCCGCTATGCCAGGCTGACGCCGACGTTTCATTGTCATTGCCCTAGTGGTAAACTGACTGTAAAGGGACCGCATGACGTTATATGTAATCGCTGTGGGTGCGCCATCGGAAGTGAAAGCTACCCTGACCGTTTCCAAGAAGCCAGCCGGAAGTTAGCGAAGGTGTATGGTCTGCCAGAGGCCAAGGCTTCCGAAAAGCGCATTCTGCCAGCAGGAGGGCGTGTGAAGCTGGTGGAATATGAGGAGCAGATATTCCGCCGCACATACGTCAAGGAATCGCCCAAAGAGGCGAAGCAATTCCGGGCCAAGGTAGACGAGATCCTGAAGAGGGTGGACGCCGAAAGCAAAGCCAAAGGGTGGGGTCAGAAGAAACCTAAACCAAAGAGGTTAGGACGCTGATGTACGATTACGGTGTAGCTCTGCGACGGTTCGACAAGCTGATACGCTGGACGGCGAGGAAGTATCAGGTGTTGGGCCACCATCATCTGATGCCCCAGGATATCCAGGCCGAAGGCTACCTGGTCCTGGTCCGCTGCTGCCAGCGTTTCCCGCCGTATCGTACTGGCTTCGCGCGCTTCTTCAAGCGTTCATGGTACAACCGCCTCAAGGACCTTAGCCGTTTCTCTCATCGTCAGGCCCGTGACGGCGTGACGGTTGAGATACCTGAGACGCTTGTCGATGAGCGCTTCCTCCCCAGCGATAACTTGCGTTCCCGCATTAGTGAACTGAAACATCGTGTATCACCATTGGCCTTCAAGTTCCTACGCTTATTCACTCAGCCCAACGAGGCTGTTACCCAAGCTGCCTGGCGAGACTTCTGTCGCAAGAATAAGCTCGCAGGCTTGGGTATCAAGGTGACAGGGTTCAAGAAGTTTCGCATTCGGCCCAAGCATGTGCAGACGGTCCTTGGCATACCGCCGGTCCTAGGCCGGAAGTTGCTGAGGGAACTTAAACAGTCAAACCAACAGCAAAAGGAGCGTTGACGCTTATGATCAGTAAGAAGAAGAAGAAGGCCAACAAGACGGCCAAGGGCAGGGCCTCGTCAGACGATGAAGACGACGAGGAGGAAGAAACTCCTCGGAAGAAAAAGAAGCCAGCCGCCAAGTCGCCAAAGTCCAAGAAGCCCCGGGACGACGATGACGATGACAACGGCGACGATGAGTCCGACTCTGACTCCGAGGAAGAGGACGAGGGCGAAGACTCCGACGACGCCGATTCCGACGAAGAGGAGGAAGAAGAGGAAGCCCCCAAGAAGAAGAAAAAGGCCAAGGACGACGACGACGAAGAGGAGGAAGAGGAGGAAGAGGAGGAAGAGGAGGAAGAAGACGAAGAGGAAGAAGCCCCCAAGAAGAAAAAGAAGAAGGCCAAGGACGAAGATGAAGAGGAAGAAGAGGAGGAAGAGGAGGAAGAGGAGGAAGAGGAGACCGGCCACACGCCTCGTGCCCCCTCGATCCCCGTCCCCAAGGGCATGGAAGACTGCTTCGGGCAGTTCTATGACCCCGATGTGACAGAGTGCAAGAAATGCACCGAGTCACCGCACTGCAAAAAGCTGATGGCTGCTGGCCGCAAGAAAGCCGAGGAGTCGGCCGGCAAGAAGGGAGACAAGGTGAAGAAAGTCAAGAAAGCCGAGAAGCCCGAAAGGGAGGAGAAAGTCAAGAAGCACCGTGAGGAAGACGACGAGGAAGAAGCCCCGAAGAAGGCCAGCAGTAGCGGGATGGGTGACGTGCTCAAGAGTGCGCTCGCGCGTTCTAACTACAAGGCCGTCAAGGGCAAGCTGAACATGGTTTCTTCCTCAGCGTTGTACGTTACCATTGGCGGCAAGAAAGCGGCCTTCATCAACAAGGCGGGCACCGACGAGCCGAACGTCAGGCTCATCACCAGCACCTCGCCGAAGAAGCTCGGCCTGGAACTCTCGGATTGGGGCAAAACGAACAACGTCCGCGAGTACGTGTTCAAGGGCAACTACAAGCTCCTAGGCAAGGCCCTGGCCATCGCCTTCAAGGCCATCCGCAGAGAGCAGCGATCTGAATCCGAGGACGAAGACTAGCCGACCGAACCCCAAGTGGCACGAGACGGAGGGGCTTTTACAGCAGCCCCTCCGTACCTCCCTCAAGGAACTGCCATGAGATACCCAATAGAGCAGCCTCCGCCTTTTGCAGTGCAGATTGAACTGACCGAGGGGTGCAATCTGCGGTGCCCTTTCTGTGCTATATCTAGTATACGAACCTCTCAAAGCATTTACAAGTTCTTAACTGTCGAGAATGCCAGACGTATCGCGGATGGGATTGGTGACGCCGGTTGGACGCCGCGCATAGAGTTCGGGATGCATGGTGAACCTACCATCAATCCAAACTGCTGCGAGATCATCTACATATTCCGCAGGCGTCTTCCGGGTAGTCTGATGCTCTTGGAGTCCAATGGGACAGGCTTCGCCAGTAACACCATTTCCCGTCTGTTCGATGCTTTTGCTGCTGGGCTGGATAACCTGGCAATAGAGGACTATAGGCACGCTAAGATGTGTGCGCGGATACGCTCTAGGGCCTCGGAACACCCGGTAGACTTTAGTGAGGTTGGCGTTTTCATCTATGACTACCCCCGGGACCCAGAGGGCAATCCCCATCGACGTGGCAAAAACAAGAAGCTGATATTCCTGGCCGACCCCACGGTCGCAAAGATCGGCACACACTCGCAGGTACATAACTCAGCGGGTTTGGCCAAGCCACCTCTGACGAAGCCTCCCACGACCCGTTGTGCGAAACCATTCAGGGAGCTAGCGATTCGGTGGGACGGCAATGTGGCTCTGTGCTGCAATGACTGGCGAGGTTGGTACAAGATAGGCAATGTGTTACAGACTCCGGTCGAGGAGCTTTGGCAGCACAGCGCGTTCAATGCTGCGAGATTGAAGCTGTACCACGGCCAGCGCGACTTCGGTCCCTGTAACGGTTGCGACGCTCGTAGCTACCGTGTGGGCCTATTGCCCGACAAGTTTGGTAAGGCGAAGCTTCCGGAGCCGGATGATGGCACGTTGAGAACGATCAAGCGGGCGCTGTCTGGTGGAACGTACACCCTCCCGGTTCTTAGAGAATGGGAGGAGAGCTGATGAAGCACCCCGACCTGAAGATTTACATGGCAGTGCTCAGCCATGGACGCCCGGATAGCGTCAAAGAGGTTGAAGGGTATCTCGGCTGTGAGGCCACATGGTATGTTGGGGAAGGTGAGTCCAGCAGCTATCGCCGTCATGGAGCTGAGCGTGTGGTGGCAGCCGGAAACCTGCCGGATAGTAGGAACACAGCGTTGGAAGACGCGTGGAAGTACGGCTTCACGTGTGTTCAGTGCTCTGATGACTGCCGTCGCTTTAGCATAGCGACAGAGCGTATGGTCAACTTGACGGCCTTGACAACGGCCATCCTCATCAAGTCGGCGATGGAGGCTGTGGGAGGGGTATATCTGGGAGGAGGGAACTCTACAAGCAACCCCTACATGGCTATCGGTCTTAGGACTGGTAGCAAGCTGCCCCCACAGCCTTCGGCGCAGCTCATTAGCTACAATCGCCTGGTTCTGGGAGACTTCTCCGTCGTGAGGCCCTGCGGCATATTCTTTGAAGACGACATCCTCGTCAAAGAGGACTATGCCTACACGTTGAAGCACCTCGTGGCTTTCGGTCGTGTTGTCCGTTGCAACTATATCCTACAGGACTTCCGTCACAGAGCCAACCTCGGGGGTGCCAATCTGTGGCGCAATGAAGGTGCTGAGCAGGACGCCTGCAAGAAGATCCTAGAGCGCTGGCCGGGTGTGATACGGCCAGCGAAGCCTAAGTCCGGGTCTAGCTTCCCAGAGCTGATGATCACGTGGAAGCCCGAATTGCGGGACCACCTTCTGCCTGCGAGGTTTGCTAGGATATGAATGTCACAGCAGCCGTGCTTCATGTGAATCCCACGAATCGTTGGTCCAGCGCTCCAACGGTACGTATCGCTAGATTTGTAGCTGACGCGCTTGGGATACCACTCTTGTGTGATGAGGATTCATGCCACGCCAATCGCAACACTAAGTTTGATGTTCTATTTGTGAAGTTTGGAGTGCTGCGGTTCTGTGCGTATCGGGACATCGTCTTTCAGGTGTACCAGAAGGCAGATTTGATCATCAACCTGGAAAATGACTACGCATTCAAGCCGGACCCAAGGCTTCTCAAGCTGAACCCAAGCTATACCGTCTGGAGCACAGTGCCCAAGAACTGTGTGGAGGGCGGGCGTTATATCAATTGGAACAAGGCTTCCTGGATTCAAGGGATTAAGCCATCAAAGCATAAGCATTGGGACGTCTTGTATCATGGGCGATGGCGCGATGACCGAGAGGCCCTGTTTGCCAGGTACTTCGATACGCCGAGCATCACAGTCAGCGCGCATTCGCGTAGCCAGCGGAAGTTCCTAGAGCAATACCCTCGTGTGACGCTTGTGCCCCAATTGAAGGACATCACTGAACTGAGGCACGCTGATCTAGGGCTGTATCTTGAAGATGTGAAATCCAGTACGCTCTACTGTTCACCGGCACAACGCTTCTATGAGTGCGTGCAGGCTGGCGTGCCTGTGATATTCGACAGTGCGTGCATCCGTACGTTCTATACTGCGGGGTACGGTGATGTAAGCAATTTCGCTGTCGGGGGTAGTGCGTCTGCACTGAGGATGCTGCGGAGAGCTCCAAAAATTGTAGAGGCACAAGCCAAGTGGTACCGTGACTACGGTGCTGAACTGAGGCATGAACTGATGGAAGCACTGGCGGAAGAGGGTCTCAAGATTGGGGTGCGAAGATGGCCACGCTGATTGACAGGAAACCTTGGCTGCATCTGCCAATCGTCCCACTTATCCAGGAACACCTGGACCAGTTCTACCAGTTCGTCTACGAGCGGCACATGGTCTGGTTCCGCCGCTTCGCTCTGAAACTGTCTCCACCATGGACAGCAAATCGTTGGCTTCGGGACTACAAGTTCACGAACGTCTACCGTGAACTGGATCGTGGCACAGCTTGGCTGATGAGCCATATCCTGAATCCTACTGCACTCGCAGCGGGCAGCCAACACAATCTCTTGTGGCAGGTGGTGTTGTACCGCGTCCTAAACCGTGTGGAGACGTTCGAGGCTGTCGGTATCCCGTCGTATTCCAAGTGGGAAGCTGACAAGGATATGTTCCGTAGCAACCTGTATGAGTACAAGCGTCGCCATGGTCATGTGTTTACTAATGCTCACCTGACGGTTCCTGTCAACCGGCTCGGTGGTGACAAGCTCGCGGCGTATCTGAAAGGGCTGGATGCCTTGCATAAGCTGGTCCCCAAGCTGTGGATGGAGATAGCAGCCGCTGAAACCATGGAGCAGGTCTTTCGTGCTTTGCAACTGGTGCCATACGTCGGCCCCTTCATAGCCTACGAGATCACCGTCGATCTCACATACGGCAAGTTGATACCGTTCACCGAGGACGATTTCGTGAATGCTGGCCCCGGTTGCAAGGTGGGCATCAAGCTGATATTCCCAGAGCGTAGCAAGAAGGACGAGCTTGTGGCAGCGATCCACGAACTGCGGGATAGCCAACAGTACCACTTCCAGCGTCTTAGCTTGGACTTCCCATATCTCAACGGGAAGCCGCTGTCGCTGCGCAACATCGAGCACAGTTTGTGTGAATTTTGTAAGATGTGGAAGATCACCCATGGCGTCGGCAAGGCTCGGATGCTGTTCAAGCCCAAGTCAACCAACCCCTACGAATCTGCTGCTGGTCAACTTCCCCTGTCATTCTAGCGTTTAATTCAATTGGAGGCAATGCAATGCGAGACTATTTCGGTGCTGGCCTTGGTGCCATGTACCTTCAGTCTTTCCAGGCTATCAAACTCGAGGGTAGGGACATCACTGTGCGCGGTCAGGGATGCCGCGAGATGCGGTCGCCCGTCGTATTTGAGTACCTGAAACCCGGCTATTGCTGGATGCATATCCCGGGCCGTAGGTTCAATCCGTTCTTCGCCCTGGCCGAAGTGGTGTGGATACTCTCAGGACGCAACGATGTGAAGTGGCTCGCGTACTTCAACTCCAAGGTCGCTCAATTCTCTGACGATGGCCATACATTCCATGGTGCCTATGGGGAGAGGCTGCGGGCATGGCCTCGGTTGTATTTCCCTTCTACCGTGTCCGATCCTGCGGACCCCCGGTATCTTGACAAGGTGCCTATTGACCAGTTCAAGGAAGTCGTTGACAAACTGGAAGCCGATCCAGTTACACGGCAGGCGGTCATGTCGCTGTGGGATCCTGCTAGGGACAATGAGCCAGGGCACCGGGATTATCCTTGTAATTCGATCGTCTATCTCAGTCTCCGTGACGGCAAGCTGGACATGACGGTGGTCATACGCTCCAACGATCTCATCTGGGGCGTACCTTACAACGCGGTTCAGTTCAGTCATATACACGCCTACATAGCAGGCTGGCTGAACTGCCGAATCGGCACGCTCACGTACTTCATCCAGAACCTGCATTACTATTACGATTTGTACCCTGACGCGCTGAAGTCCGTATCGGATGCTGCCCATCGAAAGGACTTATCTTTAGACTTCGCAAGGGGCGATACCCCTGCTGTCGGGGCGCTCTGCCATCCAGGGTTTGAAACTGTGACGCCCGGCGTGTTTGACAGTACCAGGGAGAATGTGGAGGCTGTGCTGTCCACGAAAGCTGTGCGCCCTTGGAGTTGGTACTTCGATTCATTCGGGTGCAAACACCCTGTGAACTATTGGACGTTCACGATCCCCCTGATGATCTGGATCTACAGGTCCATCAAGGAGTGTGCTCCCAAGACGCCAGCGCAGATAGAAGACCTGGTGTGCCATATCCGGGGCGTCGGTGAGCCGTTTACTACCCTTATAATGGATTGGCTGCCACCTAGCAATCCTCTGACGCCGGAGCTGAAGGTTATCATGGAAAGGGAGCAGAGCCGCCATGGGTAAGAGTATGAAAGAGGGTGTGGAGAGGCCAGCCGCAGGCTCGCCTTGGTATCTCATATTTGAGGCGCTAGGGCTGGAGCAGTACGATGAATTAAGGCTGCTGCCAGAGAACTCGCCGCGTGTGCTGGTCATCTGTCGTGGCGGCAACTCCCGCTCCGTGGGCCTGTCGTTTCTTCTGAAGTACAAGTACAGCGTAGACGCGCTGTCGGCCAGCCTGGAGAAGAACTCAACAGAGACGCTTCGCCTGCTGTGTGACTGGGCCGACAAAGTAGTCCTCGTGGAAGGGTGGATGTACGAGCCGTTGACCAACTGGCTTCCATATGTCAGCCGCAGCAAGTTCCTGATCTTCGATGTCGGTGGGGATTGGGGAGCAAATGGTATGAGTGTGGAGCGGTTGGTCGAGTTCGACTCTCGTATCCAGGAGGTCCTGTCTAAGCTACCAAAGGCTCATATTGAGCTTGAGCCGTGGTCCCGGAGGTTTAAGCTTATAGAAGACTAAAGTAGAGGGGGAACAAACGTGAGAGCAATAACGCCTGAAAGATTCAAGGAACTGTACGAACTGGCAAAGCAGAGAGCCAGCGTGCGGAGTGTAGGGCTCGCCGCGTGGGAAGAGGTTTTTCATGACGGCTACACTTGTGCGATGTATGACGTTGCCGCCATCCCTACACTGAGGTCCGAGGACGACTTCAGCTTTTCCAGGGTCTGTGGTATCCTGGCCCTGATCGAAGCCAAGAAAGGGAGATACTACCAAGCGTCTTGGCAGCGACGCGGCCTGGATTCTGCATACGAAAATATCCGCCGCAAGTTCGACCGTCTGGAAGTTCTCGTTGCGGCGCTCAAAGCCGGGGAAGGCACAGGCAGCCAGTCCGAGAATATCCTGGAAACGCTCGGAGACGCTGCTGTCTATGCCATCAAGACTATCGTTCTGCTCAGTGAAGCAGACCCCAACGAATTGCAGAAGTGGCTTGAGGAGGTCCGCCAGATATGAAACCAAAGCCGACGAAAGGTGTAGATGTGGCCCGCGTCTTGGTAACGGGTGCTACTAGCTTCCTAGGCTGGAATGTCGTCATGGAGCTGGTGAAGCGAGGTTTCTGGGTGCGCGCTGCCGACTTACCCGAAGCCGACTGGTCCGTCTACCCAGTATCTAAATTTCAGAAGGTAATCTATACAGATGGTGCTACTGTGGAACAGCTTCGGGGGCTGGTGGAGGGGGTGGGCTACGTGTTCCATTTCCATGAGAGCCCATGGCTGGCTGGCGTCCCCCTCCACAAAGCAAGGAATGTGGATTACACGTTCAACCTCCTGTCCGCATGCCGCGTTGGCCGCCCGAAGTTCATATTTGCATCCACCAGCGAAGTCTACTCCCCGCGTAGACCGGATATGGTCAAGTTACCGAGGGTGGAGTTCGACCGCTTGGCCCCGGTCTCGTGGTTTGGGATAACTAAGCTCATGGCCGAGCAGTGGGTACAACAATGGACAGGATTCGGGGTCGCTGGCCTCTCACCCGTCACCTTACGCTATTTCTGCCTATATGGTCCTGGGCAAAAGACGGGGGTTGTCCCGACGATGATAACTCAGATACAATCCAGGCTGCCTGTGGCGATCGACGCTGCGAACCCCTCGGCGGACTACGTGTATATCCAGGACGCCGTTGACGCTTCGATAGCGGCCATGAAAGGCCCGCCAGGAGCTATCGTGAATGTGGGTTCCGGTAAGCAGTACACAGATAGGACTGTAGTTCAGAAGCTCGCCAAGCTCCTGGGCACTACAGTGGCCGTAGCTATACCTGCGGCGGGCAACGCTGTTCAGTATGGCGCGGCCAGCCTGACCTTTGCTGCCAAGGCTCTGAAATATCATCCAAAGGTTTCCATCGGCGAGGGCCTGGCAGCCACAGTCTCTGAATGGATGAGTCGGCCATTGGAGCGTATCCATGCGAGTGGATGAAGCGTGCGAGCGTTGCGGCTTGTACAAGACTTGCAAAAGTCCCTTCATGCCGGTGACGGGTGCCGAGCGCCCCGTATATCTCTTCGTTGGGGAGGGACCCGGTGCTGACGAAGATACGCTGAATATGGCTTTCGTCGGTGACTCCGGGGAACTGCTCCGAGAAGACATCGAATCTTCTGGTATCCCATTGGACAAGTGCGCCTTCACGAACAGCGTCCGCTGCCGTCCACCGAATAACGATATCAAGTTCCAGCCTCGCTGCGTAGAGTTCTGCCGTCCTAAGCTGCTGCGAGAGATACATGCCCTGAACCCACGAGTGGTCACCCTTCTGGGCAATACGGCTATAGACGCCGTGGGCCATCTTCGTGGAGTCACCAAGCTGAACGGGGAGGTATTCCAGGCCAACGGTCGGTACTACGTCATCAGTGTTCATCCATCGTATGCCTTGCGTGGCACGCAGGAGGGGGACAACACAAAGAGGGCTATGCTGCGCCAAGCCCTGTCCAATGTTTCTGGAGTACTGAAGCAAGGCAAGTCGGGGAAGAAGAAGCACTACATTGTTGTCCGGGACAAGCGGACACTGTACGAGGTTGTTGACCACCTGAAGAAGCAGAAAGAGCTGGCGACTGATATTGAGTCCTCGTCATTATCTCCGTATGCCATACATGTCAAGCCCGCTGTCGGCTGTGTCGGCTTCTCGTGGGAACCGTACCATGCTGCTTGTCTTCCAGTACATGCTAGGGTGGGGGAGAAGATACCTGTCCGTTCGGAGGAGATGCTGGAAGCCATCAAGGAGCTTTGGGAAGACAAGGCCATCAGGTACATCCTCCACTTCGGGAAATTCGACTACCTCTATATGCTTGTGCTGGAAGGAATCCTTCTGGAGAACTACTGGTTCGACACGGGACAGGCTAGCTACGTGCTGGACGAGCGTAAGGGCATCCATGCATTGAAGCATTGGGCGTGGAAGCTGGAGCGTGGTGGGTATGAACTGCCATTGCGGGACTACCAGCGAGTGCATCCTGAAGAGCACATGAACCTAGTCCCTGGTAGCATACTGTACCCCTACAACATGGAGGACTGCGACGTTACGGGGGTCCTCAAGGGCGATCTGTTTCCTAAGCTGAAGGAGCAGGGATTGTACGACAGGCCGTTCCGCTTCCCACAGATGTGGAATAACTGGCTTGCGGCCATGCTGGAGATCGCTGGCATTCGCATAGACCTGGCGCGCAACGCAGAACTCTTGGAGGAGTTCCCTGAGAAGATACGTGGCCTTGACAAGCAAGTCCGACGCTTCCCCGCCGTCGCGGAGTACGAGCAACAGCGATATCGAAAGCTGATGGAGGCCGAGTACGAGCGGGTGTCTGCTTATAAGCGGCCTTTGGCTCCGGAGAAGGTGAAGGCCCGCGTCTTGGAGCTGACGAAGAACCACTTCGAGCCTTGCAAGTTCACTTCGCCGGACGTCGTGCGGGAGATCATATTTGATGTGCTAGGCTATGAGCCTCTGTGGGCTACGAAGAAGGGGGACAAGCCTAGCGCCGAGCGTGAAGTCCTGGAGAAGCTGGCAGCAAAGCACCCGAAGGACAAGTTCCTGCCTCTGCTCGTAGAACGGCGATCGTCGTCTTCATCGTTCAGTAAGTATGTGGCGCCGATTCACGGCTGGGTACTTTCGGATGGCCGCAGTCATAGCGACTTCAACCCCGCCAGCCAGAAAACGGGCCGTGTCAACAGCTCTAAGCCAGACCACGAGAACCTGCCTAAGCGTCAGAAGATAGCGCCGGTGTTACGTAGCCAGTTCGTAAGCTCTGGTGACGGTTGGTTCTTGTTGGAAGGTGACGAGAAGCAGGGTGAGCTCAGGCTGATGGCCGACCGCTCCCAGGACAAGAATCTTGTCCACGAGTTCAATTCCGGTATAGATCCGCACCGGATGGCCGCTGCCAAGTGCTACACAGCCATGCTCGGCCGGGAAGTGAAGTATGAAGACGTCACCAAAGACCAGCGCAATAATGCTAAGAACGCGGTTTCCTTCGGTATCATCTATGGCAGAGGGGATGAGTCTCTGTCCGCGGATTTAGGTCTCACGTTGGTGCAAGGCAAGAAGCTGCGTGCTGGCTACTTTGAGCACTACCATGGCGTCGCTGCCTATATCGAAGCCGAGACAGAGAGGCTGCCGAAGGTAGGAGTGGCTATCTCCCACTTCAATAGGCATAGGCGCTTGCGTCCTGCTATAGATGACGAAAGGCCGGGGGTAAGAAACGAAGCAATCAGAGAGGGTATCAATGCCCCCATCCAGGGGGACTTGAGTGATGTAGTTTGGACAGCAGGCCACCGCTTGAGGAAGTGGATGCTGAAGTACCACTTCAAGAGTAAGATCGTCATCATCAACCACGACGCCATCATCGGTGATATATGGCACAAGGAACTCCAGGACGTGATCGAGATGCAGTACAAGTTCATGACCGACCGCGAGTTCCTTCGCAAGATGACCGGCTGGTACTGTTCTGTTCCCTTTGACGTGGACTTCACTCTGGGCGCGTCCTTGGCAAATCCAGTGGAGCTGGTAGCCAAGAAGCCGGGTGAGTTCATCATACCGCCGCAATTTAACTAGGACGGCGTTTCATATAACGGAATGCAATGCTAGACTCTATCCCAATCGTAGTCAGGCTTGACGCCAAGAGGGTGCATACAGCAGACCTCTTGAGAGAGCTTCGTGTCGATAAGTTCCACTTGGAGCGTGAGATATTGGAACAGGCCGGGAAGTACGCCTGGTGGGCCACCCTGTATTCCGAGGTCGAGGCCAAGTGCGAGCTACTCCGAGAGAAGCTGGAGGGCCTGGAGGCCAGGCTGGCACACAACTTCGTTGAGGGGAGTGAGGCAAAGCATCGTGTCACGGATGTCAAATACTACGTCCGTCAGAACGGCAAGTACGCCACGCTCAGGCGTCGCCTTCGCCATTGGGAGAATGCGCTAAGGACCTTGAAGTATGCCGAGAAGGCTTGGATGCAGCGGGCCGGGCTGCTACAGACATATTCCGCCAATCAGCGGCAGGACAAGAAGGGAGAGACAGAATGATCCCCGAAGTCATTGTAACTTGCCCCATCCACGGTTTCAGGTACATCAGTCAGCGCAGTTGCCCTCTATGCAATAACAGGCCCCTTGCTGATTGGTGGATGAAGGGGCAATTCATACAGAAGAGTGCGCTGGCCGCATCGGTATCCCCCAGCGTGGGGAAGGAGAGTAAGAGCCATGACGATGACGGCGAGTCAAGTACGAGAGCTCCGGGAGAAGAACATCAAGGACCGTAAGCGTAAGGGCGGCGGTGATTGGCTACAAGTCCAGGAGGGTGCCATCTGGGTGCGGTTTGGCCCACCCTGGCATAAGGGTGGGGAGGTCTGGAAGGATCGTTTCTTCCATGGCCGGTATCCTAACAAGATCTACTGTGGCCGGAACGACGTCGATGAAGCAACCGGCAAGCGCCGGGCCTGCAAGATATGCAAGCGTGTGAAGGCTTTGGAAGGTTCCAAGGACGCCTTCTCCAAGGCGCTTTGGGGCCTGCTGAAGCAGAAGCGCGATCATATCTGGAACGTGGCAGTAGCCAAGACCAAGGAAGTGAACGGCAGAACGAAGGTCATCGGTCTGAAGACAGGTAAGTTCCAGATATGGTCCCTGGCTGCGCAGTGGCACGACGCGCTGCTCGATATCTTCGCTGACGAGGATTACCGGGAAGCCTCCATCTTGGGCGTTGTTGACACCCGCCATGGTCGCTTCATCCGGGTCACGCGTACCGGGACGGACATCGACACCGAGTACACATTCAAGGCTGCTAAGGACGAGTCGCTTCTGGCTGGTACCAAGGAGGAGAGGCTTGCCATACTCAAGACCTTGAACGACTTGGACACCATCGTTTCGGGTTCCAGTAGGGAGGAGATGGACGCCTTCCTGCAAGCGGCCGAGAAGGAAGCACGTAAGAAGTCCAAGGCAGCAAAGAAGTCCAGGGATGAGGACGAGTCCGAGGAAGAGGAAGAGGAGGAAGAAACCGAGGACGAGGAGGAGGAGGAAGAGGAAGAAGCCCCCAAGAAGAAGAAAAAGGCCAAGGACGAAGATGAAGAGGAAGAAGAGGACGAGGGCGAAGACTCTGACGACGCCGATTCCGACGAAGAGGAGGAAGAAGAGGAAGCCCCCAAGAAGAAGAAAAAGGCCAAGGACGACGACGACGAGGAAGAGGCCGAAGACGAAGAGGAGGATGACGATGACTCGGAAGACGAAGCTGATAAGACCTTCCGGGAGATGAAGCGTTCCCTCCACAAGAAAAAGAAGAAAGCCAAGGCCACTTCGGACGACGATGACCAAGACGAACCCTTCTAATCAGATAGCCTTTCGTATCCGGCTTCTGAGTGAGCTGGCAAGCTTCATGACGCCAACGGACCTGGAGACCTTCCGTGGCCTGTGTGATAAAGCTACGGAGGGCTCCTTGTCTGAAGGCGATGTGGAGGCCCTGAGGGTTCTCTACAGCAAGTTTGAATACAAGCCAAGGAACATATGATCATCCGATTCCCAAGAGTGCCCCCTAGCATCAGCGCCAGTTCTATAGCGAAGATAGTTGGCCGGGTGTCTCGTAGCTTTGGCAAACGCCATAAGCCCACCGCCGACAGTGGGGAAGTAGTAACGACGTTGGGTCATTCCATATTTGCTATCCCCCGCGAGTACATCCGTACTGGCATCACGCCTTTGGACTGCATCATCAGTGGCGGTAGAGGGTTCCCGACTGGTATCATAGAGATATATGGACCGGAAGGCTCCGGGAAGTCTGCTGTCATGGAGATGACGCTTGCCTCGGCGCAACGGCAGGGCTATTTCGCTGGTATGTTCCAGATGGAGTACGCCCTAGAGATGCAGCGGGCTAGGACCGTTGGCTTGGACGAGGAGTCGCTACTGTTGTTCGACGGAGCAGAGACGATCGAAGATGTTTACGACTGCATCCGTACATCAGTAGCTGCCATCCGTGACGAGGATGAGAGTACACCCATCGTATTCGGTTGGGATACAATAGCATCCACGCCGACTCGTGTAGAATTGGAAGCTAAGAAGGGCTTGGAATCTGGTGGCATGGGCCAGGGAGCGCGTATGATGTCCAGCCTGTTCCGTAAACTCTGTCGCTTCCTGTTCAAGAACAAGGTGTGCCTCATCTGTGTCAACCAGACACGGATGTCTTTCGGTGGCTACCATCCAACTGAGGTTACATATGGCGGGAAGGCATTGCGGTATTACGCTTGGGTTCGCTGTCGGATCAAGTACAAAGACGCAATCGTATCTGGGGACCAGAACGTGGGCATGATGAGCGAGCTCAAGGTCTACAAGAACAAGGTGTTCCCGCCGTTGCGAACGTGCCGTATACCCATATTCTGGAGCCACGGGATCGACAACGCCAGAGCGACTTGGGAGTACTCCTTGGATCATGGCCTTATAGAGCGCCGAGGAACGAGCTATCGGTGCCTGGGTGTGCCTGTCACCCGGAAGACGTTCCCCAGGTTCTACATAACAAATCGTAGGGAGCTGAACTCCAGGCTGGCGCGGCTGTCACGGAAGGAGGGTATCGAGCCATGAAGACACTCATCCTGGACGGCCATAATGCCTGGTATCGGCTCTGGAAGGTGATGCCGCACTTGAGCACTGATGGCCAGAGGGTGGAACTCATCTACGGATTTCTGCGCCTTCTCCGTTCTTTACTGGAGAAGTTTGAGCCTGATAGGGCTATCGTATGTTGGGATGGTGGGGCGTCTCGGATCCGGCTTGAGTTGTTCCCAGGTTATAAGGGCGCACGGCGGGAACGTAGAGAGCATCAGACTCCTGGGGAACAGCAGAGCTTCCGGGACATGATTGTTCAGTGGACTTCTGTGCAGGCCGTGCTGGATAGACTTAGTATAGGACAGGCTATGGTAAAGGGCGTTGAAGCCGATGATCTGGTTGCCATGGCTTGTCGTGTACTACCGGGAGGAAAGGTCATAATATCTGCGGACAAGGACCTCCTGCAACTGATATCCGGGGACGTCTGTGTCTATGCGCCTCACACATCGTTCCACCCGGCGACCTTGTACACTGCCCAGAACTTCTACCGGCTCTTGGGATTGACACCAAAGCAGTATCTGGAAATGCGCCTGTTGGTGGGCGATAAGAGCGACAATATCCCAGGAGTGGCAAAAGGCTTCGGTGACGTGACGGCGAAGGAGCTGTTGAACAAATACGGCTCACTCAGCGTACTGCTGGAAGACAGGGTCCGCAAGCGTATCTTAGGCAAGGGAGGCCGCGTTGCTCTACTGTACTCAAACCCAACCTTGCGGAAGCAGCTAGAACTCAACCGTCAACTCATGGACTTGTCGCTGATGCGTAGCGAAACTGCTGGGGCAATCATAGAGCAAGCCCATGAGCCTCATAAGATGGACAAGCAGTCTCTGCTTTCATACTTCCACAAGATGTCTTTCGAGTCGCTTGTGAAGGACTTTGCGTTGTGGGTGCTTCCATTTGAGAACCTGGGAGGCAAAGCAACATGAAGCGTTTTCCAAGGACCTTGCGGCGATACCCAAGAGGGCTAGTCTTAGGAGTCTATGGTGATTGGCGGCGATACCCTCGTCTGCTTCGCCATCCTAGGTTATCTAGTAAGCAAAGTATAACGTATTGCCCATGTGGACGCCCGAGCAACTTGATCATGCAGTACATGCAGCCCCGTGACAAGCGTGGCCGGGTCATGATTGGTGCTGGCTATCTCCCTATGGGCTTCTGTTGTGAGGCTTGTAGGGACTGCCAACTATTCCACGATAGACTGGAAGTGACGGCACGTGTTCTTGCTTGGAACAAGACAGGCAGTGCATCCCTGTATGGCGAGAGGGTGACAGAGCCTGAAGTACATTTCCGTAGAAAGGTGGTCTGATGCAGCATCAGAGATTCTGGCGGCGGCGTGATGACTACCAGTCGCTTCTACGCGAGGCCAGACAGCTATTTCCCAACCTACTGAAGCATGTCAAGCCCGAGCGTGTTCTACTGGTCTCATTCACTGGTCGGAAGTGTAGGTTCATCGCTAGGGTGCGTGCTAACAAGAACCCCTGGCGTCTAGCCCTACCGCAGTACGACTATGCCATAGAGTTCTGGGCAACGCAATTCGATGAAACCAGCCATGCCTATAAGGTGTTCGTTGTAGTCCACGAACTGCTGCACATCCCTAGAGGCGGATTCCTATCAGGTGGCCCATCACACTTGAGGCTGCTGGATCACGACATACAAGACTTCCTATTTCTGCGCAGTCTGTATGGGCTTCACCTGGAAGGCGTGGATGACGTGCTGAAGGGGGAGAAGGCTCTGCTCAAGAAAGGGCCGAGGAGATTTCCTAGGCAGTTCATCATAAAGTAGGAGGAACTGATCATGGCAAGCGAGAGGGGAACGTGCGATAAGTGCCAAGAAGAATCAATCACTGCAGAGGGCAAACTCGTAATTCATCATCGGCTGAAGGGGCTGAAGGTTTTCATTCGCCTCTGCCCACTCCATGACTCCGCTGAGCGCATCGCGGAGCTGGAACGGCAGTTGGAGCAAGCCACTATCGCTGTAGACCAAGCGTCCGACACACTGTTTAAGAAAGATGCGCTGATCGCCAACATTACGAAGTCTCTTCCAACCATTGACATGTACCTAGCTACTGAAAAGCTCGAACCCTCGCCCTGCGGCGTCAAGGGCCATTGCAAGGTGGATTGGACGGAGAGGCGGAATAGTGAGAGACGCATAAACAACCACTGTTGCAACGGGGGCACAATTCATTGCCTTGAGCTTCATCCAAGTCGGGTTGGATGCCGACGCAATTTCCCGCGCCGCATCACCAATCTCGGCGGCTACTGCAGGAGATGTAAAGAAATCAATAGGGCCTGTGCAGAAGCAGAACTATCCGAAGCGGAAAGGCAAGGAGAGAGAATCGAGAAGGCCGTCACCGAAGCCCTCGAAGCGGCCGGGCAGTATATTCCCGGCGATCTTCGTGCCCTGGGTTGGTCTGTTGCTACTCATAACGACTATCGGCAAGACGGTAAGTTCCACACCTTCTGGTTGCTCACCAAGAGTGGCCAGTGTGTAAAGGGCGAGGGTGAAAGCGATGCGGAAGCATTGAATCAGATTCGGGTCGCCATTCGCGGGAAGGCGGTGAAAAGTGGCTAGAAGGGGAGCACAACTTGGGCCTGAGCCGAACTGCCCTCGGTGTGGTGGGCTACATTTCGGCACTGTCGTGTGTCCCTATTTGGACAGGGCCGTGTGTGTCTCTTGCGGACAGATTATAGAAGCGGAAACCGGTAGTGACTTTAGCGTGTATCTCAACCGGCGCTTTGATGAGTTGGGGCGCGTTCACCATAACGTTTGCAAAGAAACCACGGCAGCCGCCATTCTCGGGAAGGGTGTGAAGGGATGAGCGGCCTGATTCTTACACTGGCGATTGTAGCGATATACTTCAGCATCTTTCGCTACAAGCTGGAACGTCGCAATGATAGGACCATCGAGTTGCTGAAGAAGGAGAAACCATGAGCGAACCCGACGTAGTTTACTCTATAATAGAAAACATTACGGGCGGTCCTCTCATCATCTTCTTTCTTGCGCCGCTGATGGGTTATTGCCTAGAGTGGTGGGATGTCTTGCTAGAGAAACATTTTCCAACGGAGGTGAAGAAATGCTAACCAGACGAGGAGCAGTTGCGTTGCTGGCGGTTGTCGCCGGTATTGCATCAAAGCTGACCGCTTCACAGGTACTCGCTACTTTCAAGGGCGTTGTCACCAAGAAGAAAGAAGCCGCGTACCAAGCATGTCTTGCCAAACACGAGAAACAGAATACCGTCGCTTTCGGATGTATGCCACCCGACCTCGACGCGCCTTTCTGGTGCGAGATCAACGCCGATAACTGGGGCGGCATTCGCATCGTCTCCGGCAAGGAAACCATTGAGATCACAATGGCGGAAGTGATGGAGGCGCTGAAACTGTAGTTCATCCTGGAGTGAAAGGAGCACCATGAAAGAAGAGTCGGGGTGTACAACAAGAGAATCACAGGTCCAACAAGCACTCGCGGCCCTCGAACGAGTTATAGGAGACTTGAAAACCAGGCCAGAACTTCTAGGCGGGCGACTGATGCGCATTTTGCGGATAGAACCTCCGTCCGCACTTGACACACCCCCGCTCGAAGTCCGCGGCCTTGCACCGCTGGCCGCTTCGCTACAAGCATTCGCAATGGACCTACGGGTCGTTGACGATGCGCTTGTATCGCTCATCAGCAGGTGCGAAGTCTGAAGAACGCATTGGCGCGACTCAATCGCAAGGAAGGAGGGATGTGGAATGGGTCAAAGACATAATTCTAGCAAGGGCATCGTTTCAGTTGGCTTCGTGATAGCCGTCATCTGTTCGTGGACAAGAAACGCATCTGTTCTCTATGCGTTCCTTCATGGCCTTTGTAATTGGGGCTACGTGATCTACTTTGCCCTAACGAGGTAGGCACCGTCGCCGGCGCGCTGCCCGAGGCGCTGCCGGTGCAATCATATGATACATGAGGCTAATAGAGTGACACTTAGGTTTCTAGCCACCGGTGATCTGCATGCTCACAACTGGAAGCAGTTTGCTAGGACTACGCCTGCTGGGCTGAACAGCCGCTTGCATCATATCCTCCAAGTGTTCAAGATCCTTGCGGCCACTGCCAAAGAGCGGCGCATCAAGAAGGTGCTCCTGAATGGCGACATATTTGAATCGGCCGACTACATAGCGACTGACGTGTATGACGCTGTCTACATGGAGCTGGAAGCATTGCACCAGGCCGGTCTGGAGGTAGCCATCACCGTCGCCAATCACGACATATCCTCTGCTTCCAAGGCTCGATTAGTACACACTCTCAGGCCGTTCAGCAGAGTGGCTCAGGTGATAGAGCAGCCGCTGCGCCTCTGGCAGCGGCTGTATGTCATACCATGGATGGAGCCTGACGCCCTGAAGCGAGCTATAGCAGAGGCGTCTCGTCGAGGTTATGGCCACCAGTGCCTAGTCCTTCATTGTGCTGTACAGGGAGCAAAGACCGGCCCGAAGGACTACCTGCTGCGCTGCCCAGTCAAGTTGAAAGACTTGTTCCCAGACAAGTGGGACCTCATCTTGTTGAGTGACTTCCACAAGACACAATTCCTCGCTAACAACGTTCTATACCTCGGCAGTCCTATACAACACACGTTCGGCGAGACGCATCGACCTCGCATTTGGGATGTTAGCCTCAGCGATGATGGCTTCCGCCTCCGTAAGATATTCACAGACAGTCTGCCCCGGTTCAAGCGAGCGTCAATCCAGAAGAACTCAGAATTGACCAGGGGGCTTGGAGAGCGGTTGGCTGGCCACTACATAATGGTCCATGCTGGACGAGCCGTTAGTGAACAGGCGTTAGAGCGGTTCTCGGAGCGGTACCATTTCCAGTATGTGCTGGGCAGGGAGCGGCAAGAGACTGCCGGGGCAAAGCAAGCCAGTAAGTTGGATGCCGGCGAGTTCATATCCCGGTACGTGTTGGCCAACGCCAGAAAGGCGGACGCGCGACGGCTGGAAGATATGGGCCGGAGCCTTTGCTCGTGACTACGTTCCAAAAACTCGTGTTCCAGAATCTATTCAGCTTCGGATGCCGTCAGGCTCTCCAGCTAGAGGACCAGGGTGTTATACAAGTGGTAGGGAGAAACGTAGACGAGCCCGATGCTGATAGCAATCGTGTTGGAAAGTCAGCCATCATCGAAATCCTAGTTTGGTGCCTGTTTGGTAGGACAATCAGGTATGGGTTCCGCAACGACTTAGCTGTAAACAGGTTTCATAAGCGAGACGCCTTCGCGACAATCCACTTCTCTGCTAACAGCGTCCCCTATCGGCTTACCCGGTATCGTAAGCACAAGAAGCACGGCAACGCTCTCCTGTTTTGGCGAGGCAGTAGACTCATATCTAGCCGCCATGAGAAGCTGACGCAGCAGAAGATAGAGAGCGTCTTGGGGATGGGCTACGATGTCTTCTGTAACTCGGTGATATTTGGAGGGGCTAGGCCGTTCGCCGCTTTGTCAGATGCTGAGCAGAAGAAAGTGCTGGAATCGTTTCTCCACTTCGAACAGTTCGACATGGCTCTGAAGCGTACCAAGCTGGAGCTGGCCGCGTCTTCCGAGCAGCTAGAGGCGGTCTCAAGTAAGGTATCCTTGGCACGCGAGGAGCTCGGCAGTTGTTTCTCTAGGCTGACTGCGCTTCGGGAATCCCAGCATGTTGTGTCCAAGGGGCAAGAGGCGAAGCTGGCTAGGCTGAGGGCGAGGGCATCTAGTCTCAGAGTCAAAAGTGACAGCCTCGGTGTCCTGGACCGTTCAAGTCTTCAGTCTCTACGGTCCGGTAAAGATAGTGCTTTAGCCAGACTCAGCGTGGCTGAAAAGAGCATACACAATTGTAAGAAGGCGCTGTTTCTAACCCGGAAGAAGACTTGCCCGGTGTGCCACCAGCCTATTAACAAGCGTCTGCTCAGAGAGCACATTGCTGGTGAAGTCAAGAAGGCAGAGGGCCAGCGCCAATCTGCTAAGGTGGACCACGATACACTGACAGGAAAACTGTCGCAGGCTGAGAGACAGGTGAGGTGTCTTTCAAACATAGAGCAGGAGATACAAGGGCTGCGGCGGGAGATAGCTTCCTTGAGGAAAGAGGCATCCCAAGACCCTTGGAAGCAGGAGATAGGAGAGCTGATTGACAAGCGTTCTATATTACTATCTCGCATGCTTGTCTTGAGATCCGAGGAGGCGCGCCTCCACCGTAAGCTGAAGGACCTGCATTTCTGGGAGGCCGGCTTTGGCAACAAGGGCATAAAGAGCATCGTGGTGCGTGAGGCGTTGCCAACCCTGAACAGCAAACTCGTGGACTACGGCAAGATGATATTCCGTGGTTCAGCCAAACTGGAGTTCGTGCCTACTAAGCAGACCAAGAAGGGTGAGGAGCGGGAGCTGTTCCATGTCAAGTACGAAGCCAAGAAGGGGGCTGACCTGTATCTGGGAGAGTCTAGCGGCGGTCGCAAGCGTGTTGACATCTGTGTCTTGCTGGTATTCTCGTGGCTGTCCCACGCCAGTAATCTTCTCCTGGTAGATGAGCTCCTGGATTCTCTGGATGAGACTGGACGGGGGACGGTGATGGATATCCTCAGCACGTTGCGGGGCACTATCCTGGTGGTTACGCATACTGCTATGGGGAGGACGCAAGGTGGAAAGGTTTGGACCGTCGTTAAGGAAGGCGGAGAAAGCCGAGTAGAGGTAGCGTGAGCGGATGCCCGTCAAGAAGCAAATCTTTGATGACAAGGTGATGACCAAGAGGATGGCGAAATACTCCTCTCTTGTGCATGGTGCCAGCACGCCCGACTCGGATGACCTGCTCCAGATGCGGAATGACATCATGCTGAAGATCCTTCCGCTCGTGGACGCTGCCATCTCCCGTAAACGCTTTTTCTGCAATCGTAAGGACCTGAAGCAGGAGTGTGCCGTCAAGGTATTGGCTAACCTGGACAAGTTCGACCCCCAGCGTGGTACGGCCTTCAAGTTCCTGTGGACTACAATCTGTAACACCTGCCGTACGATCAGTGGTAGGTTAGGCAAGATAACTCCCAGCTTGGAGGAAGAAGCCAATCGCAAAGAGGCAGAGGCCAAGCCTTCTGGAGAAGCACCAGACCGTTCTTATATCTCGACTGCCATCGAGGAAGCTATCTCTGATGCGCTCAAGTCCAACCCCGCCACCAGCAGGTTCCGGCGGAAGAAGTTTGTGTCGCTCTGTAAGCTCATTCAGGGGTCTGTACTGGACGGGTCCTTTTTCGACGATCGTTCCAGAGTCATCCGTAGGTGCAAAGCAAGAGGCATCTGCTCCAACGATGCCAAGCTACTGACTGACTTCGTGTTAGTAAGCCTCCGAAAGCGGCTGTACAATCTTAGACAGGAGCAGGCTTCTCATGGTGAGTACACGGCTACTGGGCAAACTCAAGTTCCTATTTCCGAAGAGTCTGATCGCTGAATTCCACGACGTCTTTGGTGACGAGACTACAGCCAAACTATTGACGATATTTGCGGGGACTATCATACGAGTCCCTTCGTCGAGGGACATCACTCGTAGTGAGCAGGCTATCTCGATCTACGAGACTTTTGAGGGTGTAACACCACAGAGTAGAGTGGCTCTGGCAAACTTGGTATGTAGCCGCTGGAAGCTGAACTCCAAACGCGTCATGGCCATATTCTGTAAGATGCAAAGCGTCGCAAAGGACGCGGCTCGGCTGCAAGAATCTAACAGTGCTGTTTCCAAGTTGAAGAAAGGGAGGGGTCACCATGAGACCAGGAGGGGGAAGGGCAAAGGGCCACGCTTTTGAGAGGCAGGTAGCCAAGCTGATCATCAAGGCTTTCGCCAGGTTTGGCATCAAGAAGGTAGACTGTTACCGAACGCCATTGTCTGGAGGGCACAGATTTGCTTGCAAGAAGCAGCCAGGGGACCTTGTCATATCTGCGCGCCTTGCCAAGCTCTTCCCGTTCTGCGTGGAGTGCAAGAATAACGAACGATGGGAGATGTGGCACTTCGTGTCTGGCCTCCAAGAAGACTCTATTGAAAGCAAGTGGCTGCGCCAGGCTCTTGCTGAGACCACTGGGAAGCGTCACCCGCTTCTGGTATTCAAGAAGAACAACATACCTGCGTTCTGTGCCTTGCGCTTGCATGACCTCCATTCTGTGCCTCTCCTGCTCCCAATGCGCTTGCTCCAATCCAAGGCTTTTCTGGAGTTCGAGTATGACAGCAGCCCTTGGCGTGTGCTGGAATTTGAGAAGTTCTTGGCTTCCTACACAAGGGGCTCCGCGAGACAGGGAGGTCCGAATGAGCAAACCTACCAATCGCGCTGCAAGAGAATACCAGCGTGAGCTTGAACGCCTGTCCATATTTGCCCAGGCTCTAGTCACGCAGTTGCCTATGGGCACAGTAGCAGAAACATGGGTAGGCAAGGTCGTCTTGCGAGCGGAGGTTACAGTTCTAGCTGACCTGGTACTGAGCTTGTGCCGAGAGGAGCATCCGCTGGTCCTCAGTAGGACAAACTTCTTGGATGCAGTGTCACGTGAGCTCCGCAGGCGTATCGCTCAGATTGAGATACACTACGCCGTCAAGATATCCCCAGAAGGGGTGCAAAGTCTGAAAGACTTAGAAGGGGCACAAGATGCCAGAACCGAAGCAAGACCACCAAGTTCCGGTGAGCACACCTGCGAACCCGACAACGGAAACCACGGTGGTGATCCGGGAGGATGGGATGGGCAAGGTTGAAGCAGTATTCTCATCCAAGATGGTCGAGACCGGCCAGCCCGTCTCTCTCAGGTATTCACACGTGGCCGGTCTCTTGCATACAGCCGCGTTCCTATTCCTGCATAGGAACGTGAAGTAACTACAAGGGGTGCTATGCCCAAGAGGATCCTCAGGTTTCCGCGTCTGAAGAATAGCCTCACCAAGACGGAACGCTTCGAGATCATGGTGAAGATGGGCATCCCTCCACGAGGCTACGACGGGAAGCTGACCGACAAGCAGATGTCAATCATCCGCCGTGTGGCATCTGGGGAGAGCGTACGCAAAGCCTGTGACAAGCTCCATATCGAGACCGACACGTTCTACCGCTGGCGACGCTGCCACAAGCTGTTCGCCAGGAAGTTGGTCAGGCTGACACAGAGCCACTTAGAGAAGCTGGATGACACCCTCGACGGCGCACTGGTTCGCTCGGCTCGTGTCGTGGAAGAGAACCTGGACAACGAGGATCCATATCTACGTGGGCATACAGCACATGCTGTACTGAAAGGCCGAGGCGTGTTCAAGTCTAGTGTCCAGACTAAGGCTGACGTTCACGTCGATGGTATCGTTCAGCACGATCACGACGTTACCATGAAGCTGCCGCCGGGTTTGCAGCAGGCATTCATGGAGGCCATACTCCGGGTCGCAGTGACTGGCGGTTCTGTAAGCAAGGTGCTGCCAGAGTCAGAATTGCCTGTCATAGATATTCTAGCTGAAGAGGCTCCTAAGCTGCTGCCTGCTTCGGCCGAGGGTTAAGCATGTCAATGGTCAGGAAGGGGTATTGTCGGACGGGGGTTCGATTCCCCCCGCCTCCACCATTATGGGGGCGAAGCGGCTTCGACGGCGATATCTGGCCTGGCCTTCATGCCGGATGGCGTGGCCACGTTACGGACACGCAAACCAAAACTGCCACTAACCGTGACAGTAACAAGGTGATCCCATTCCCGATGCACATGCGTCCGGCGAGTGAGATGGCCTTGGCTGCCTAGTCGAGAGATGAAGCGGGGAGTTGGCCCGTCCCGGCAACAGAAACGGGCCTTCGAATTTAGCAGGAGGCAACATGACGTTGTATTTCTGGCTCAACTATCTCCTCGGTGCTATCATCCACATCCTCGTCCGTGGCCGATCGGCGTCCCAAAGCAAGGGCTACAAGACCATCGATATCTGGATCAGGACTTACTGGGTGGTTCTCCTGGCCAGGACTATTCTGGGCGGCGGCCTCTTTGCCCTATGGGTGACAGGCAAGGGCCAGGTCGCTGCTGCTATGGGCGCTAAGTTGCTGGGGCTGGAGTTTACCATCCCCAACATACCCGTCAATGGTCCCACAGCCTTCTTCTTCGGATACTTTGTGGATTCGATCCTGGACTGGCTATGCAACAAGGTCCCGTTCCTACGTCGAGAGATACCTCAGCTTAATAACGGCGCTCTGTTGCTCCCGGTGCCCCAACAAGGGCCTCTCAGCAAGCCTGGAGTCTGACGGGTGGCTCAGCCTCTTAAATACCGGAAGTTCAAACAGTCGGACATAGACAAGCTGGCAGCAACGCTGGCCTCTCTGACGACTATCAATTCCGTCCGGCAGTTTTTGAGGCAGCATTTCGATAGAGGCTTTCGAACCGCCCTCGCAGCCAGTCACCCCGAGTTCTTCCTTTTCTACTATCTTGGCTTCCGTCTCCCGGCGCACCAGCGTAGGTGGATTGCTCTCTGGAGGACCGTGAAGTACCTGCTGGAGCTTGCCCCCAGAGACCATGGCAAGTCTTGGATTTTCAACTATGGCCTGCCACTCCAAGAGGTATACGCGTCGTACGTGCGCAGTGGATTCAAGTCCGTGACGGCTCGCATTCTCAGCTTGACCAAGACGGACACTCAAGCAGATAAGTTCTCCAACCAGATACGGGAGACGATCGAGCGGAATACATATCTCAATGAGGACTTCGGTGATATTGTAGACCGCAAGTATTGGTTGAAGGACCACTTCCGCTGCAAGCGTAGCTTAGTAGACGCGGTAGAGAAGGACTGGACGTATGAAAAGTGCGGTATCCTAGGTGCTATCACGGGAGGCCACCAGGACCGCATCATCGGAGACGACTGCCTGGATGACGAGAACACCAAAACAGTGGACCGTATGGACACGCTGTCTGCCTGGTTCTGGGGCACGGTCTGGAATATGCGGGAGGTCTATACCAGATTCTCCTTCGTTGGTACGCGCAAGAACAGGCGGGACCTGTATAGCGAATTCCTAGCTAATCCTGTCTGGAAGGCCAACGTAGAAAGGGCCATCATCAAGTACCCTATGATCCCGGACCCAGATAAGCCGGGTGCCGAGAAGCAAGGCTGGCGGTATATCACTAGCCGCAAGCGTGTGATAGATACTCCTCCTGAGCTGAGGCTGGGGGAAGAGATTGTGGACGTAGAACTGCTGACCGATGATCACATAGTGCTGTGGCCGTCGGAGCCAGCGTATGACAACGACGGCAAGCCTGAGCTAGACCCCGACACCGGCTTGCAGAAGGTATTCGGTTGGGGCATCAAGGAACTTCTACTGGACCGCGCTGCCTCAGGGCCGTTGTACTTTGACAGAGAAAAACAGAACAACATCTCATCGACTGAAGGTGTTATATTTGATAGGGCTTGGTGGAGGTTCTTTGCAACCGAGGAGCTGTTCTTCAACCCGACCGATGGCTGCGTCTATCTTCAGCCTTCGGCAATAGGAGCATGATTTCATGGTAGCGATGCCTGCATCCCTCGGCTTCGATAGCGACGTGCTCTATGAGCAACGCCTAGCAGATTCCCAGCCTGAGCAGACTGTGCTGACGGTGGAGCAGTTGAACGCCCGCATCCGTGAGTCTCACAAGCTCCACTACAAGACAGAGTTTCAGGATCTACCTATATCCGTCGAGAACCGTAAAGGCTCCGTCCGTGAAGGCACTGACCCCAAGACAGGCAAGCCGTGGCGTACGAAGATGAAGAACCCCTACGGCTATATACGGGGCACTAAGGGCGTAGACGGCGACTCTGTGGATGTCTATCTTGGTCCTGAAGAGGAAGCTGGCAAAGCCTTTGTCGTGCATCAGAAGGACCCGGAGACAGGCAAGTTCGATGAAGACAAGGTGATGCTTGGCTTCCCTAGCAAGACCAAAGCCAGGAAGGCGTTCCTCAAGCACTATGACGACCCTGACTTCCTTGGCCCTATATCTGCTATCCCAATGCCGAAGCTCAAAAAGAAGCTGAAGGCCAAGAAGGCCCAGAAGCTGGTAGCGTCATCGCGTTTGACAGAGCTTGACGTATTGGCACTAGAGCAGAGGCTGCGCGAGGCCGAGCTACAGGAACACGGCATCAAGGGCATGAAGTGGGGAGTGCATAAGTTCCAAGTCCACGTCAAGCGCGACTACTCCAAATACTCGGAAGCCAAGTACGACACCAACAAGAAGCGATGGTTGACAACGGCAGGCAAGCCTCTACCAAAGCATATCCAAGCCTGCTACATCCCGCCAGCTTGGCAGAACGTCAGGTACAGCAACGACCCTGGTGACGATCTACTGGTATCTGGAAGGGACAAGAAGGGTGTAGGTCATGCGGTGTACTCCGCGAAGTTCAATGCCCAGCAGGCCAATTCTAAATTTGAACGGGTCAGCGAGCTAGACCGGAAGTACAACAGAGTCCTCGCCTCAGTGGTGAACGACATCCGTATTGGCAAGAATGTGGAAGAGGCTTCTATCCTCCGCCTGGTGATGACAACTGGCCTGCGTCCAGGCTCTGAGAAACAGAGAGGCGCTGTGAAGGCATATGGTGCGACCACGCTGGAAGGTCGTCATGTTATCGGCAAGGACGAGAGTTCTATTAGGTTGCGGTTCGTTGGCAAGAAAGGCGTCAAGATCGACGTTCCAGTTACAGACCACGACGTCGCAAGAGACCTATTGAAGCGTCGCGGCGAGGCAGGTCCTCTGGGGCGCATATTCAATCCAGGTCCCGGCGAGGCTGTTAGGAGCTACTCGAACACCCAAGATGGGGGAGGGTTCAAAACGAAAGATTTCCGTACCCTTCTCGGCACTCGTGTAGCACAGGCGGAGAGGGACAAGCTGCCCCCACCGAAGACAGAGAAGGAATACCGTGTGTCTTGCAAAGCCGTCGCCAAGATAGTATCCGAGAAACTGGGCAATACGCCCAATGTGGCGTTGAAAGCATACATCGCGCCTCACGTATTCGCGGGATGGCGAGTGGGGAAGGGTTGGCGTGTGAGTAAGGTAGTAGAATCTGGGAGGGCCACATGATAGACCAGGCCCATTTCGGTACAGTCGAGGACAGGCCAGCCGACTGGCGCAAGGCATTGAAGGACGGAACGCTGAAGGACGAGCCCGACGACGACGAGGATCGTCCAGCGACGCCAGACGTTATCGGTATGCTGGGCTTCGACCCTGATGAACCTGATGAACCTGATGAAGGCGGGGAGCCTGCTGAGGAATCGGGCTTACGTGAGTACGGCACCTTGGGAATGAAGTGGGGAGTCCGCCACGAACGCCCGCATACTGTGGGGGGCCGCCACGTATTAGAACGGCATCCAAATTTTCAAGCGTTCAAGGACTTCCTTCTAGCCAATGGATACAAGGAGAAGAAGGGTGCATTCCGCTGGCATCAAGGTCCGGCAGGCAACGTTCTACTACAGGTAGTCGGGGGGACTTGGGAGCTTCAGAGAAATGGGCAACGCCTCGCTCGTGGAGGCACTCTGGAGGGCCTGAAGGCTGCTCTCACTGCTGAATACGCCGCGCCCCCGCCTAAACCCGCCGATGCTGTTGGTACGATGGCTAGTACTCCGGCGGAAAGTCATCTCCGTAGTAGCCCTATCGCTAGCTCCAAAGAGATTGGTCACGGTGTCAGTGGCGCGGAGCTGGTCACTTTCGCAGACGGCTCCAAGGCTGTTTGGAAGGCTGACGACAAGGAGTCCAAAGGCTGCCGTGACAATATATCAGATGGGTACATGGGTGCCCGAGAGTACGGCGCATGGGTACTAGCCAAGGTGATAGGTATGACGGACTTAGTGACACCAATCGCTAAGCGTACGATCGATGGGAAGGTAGGCACATTGTCAGCGTTCCAGGAAGGCGTGGTAGCGAACGCTGTAGACAGAGGCGATAGATTCGACGGTACCCGCGATCTGGCGCGTGCCGCTGTCTTCGACTTCATCATAGGCAATGAGGACCGTCATACCGGCAACTGGCTCATGAAAGCAGGCAGGTTTCGCTTGATCGATCATGGCCTGTGCTTCCCGGATAAGGGCAAGTATGTTGGTGAGAATGAGCAGGTCCTGGGGCGTGCTAGAGGCCATCTCGATCTAGAGCTAGAAGGCAAAGATCTTCTGCGCTCCCAGGCCGACATCTACACCCAGAGGAAAGACAAGATCCTGTCTACACTGGGAAAAGCAGGGTTGCCAAAGGGTTCCTTGGAAGGTGTGGCTGCAAGGATCGATCAGCTCAGTAAAGCCGCTGAGCTAGGTGGATGGGGGGACTTGAGATGACATGCCGTCTGTGTATCTTAACACCGGAAGGCAAGAGGAAACTAGTGGGCCTTATCTCTCTAGAGAACGGACGCATCAAGGGAAAGCCCGCTCGAGGCTACAAAGAGACCGTGAAAGAGGTCCTCTCCACTAGCTATACACGACACGGTAAACGCCTGTCCGTGCTGGCTACTCCTGAACTCTGGCTCAAGAATCTTCCAATCCAATACCACGGGACATACTTCTGGGTAGAGGCTGTCCAGTGATCTCCCTCCGTCCATTGGCCTACGCAGATTTGGCAGTCAAGACAGAACATGATCCTGGAGTGCGCCTGAAAGCTGACGGCAGCGTAGACGCCGACTGGTTCTGTCTGGCCATCGGTGCCCGCGTACAGCAGTTCATCTACATCCTAGACTTGTACCGCGCCCAGATTACGTTCCCTGAGCAGGTGCGTGCTATCATCAGGGAATACCATCGTTGGAAGATCTGGAAGATCGGGATTGAAAGCAATAATTACCAATGGGCACTAGGCCAGCAGATATGGGAAGCCGGCCTGCCTGCCGTGCCAGTACCATCCAGCAGCGACAAGGTCTACCGTGCCACGATGGTCACGCCTCACGTAGAGACGGGCCGGGTGCGTTTCCGTGGCGTCATGGAGAATGGCGTGCTAGTATCGCATCCTGCACTGCGACGCTTCTTTGTTGAAGCCGCCGACTTCCCGTTCGGCGACAGGGACGACGCCGTTGACGCCGTGGTCGGCCTTATCCAGATGGCTACCAGCGAGGAGATCATGGGCCAGGAGCTGGCACTTGTGCATAAGCCCGGATACGGCCTAGTAACTACAAGCGGCTCGTACGCAGGTGGTATCAGGCAGCACAAGCGCGACCCGTTCGACGTTATGGTGTCCAACTACTGAGGAGACTTGCAATGGCTTACCGTGGAATCCCGTCAATCGCTTTGAACACAGCAACCGATCAGCGACTGAGAGAGTCTTCTCGGTTGAGAGAGTTCGGTGTCAAGGGCATGAAATGGGGCGTGAGGAAGCAAACAGAGTTCAAGGATCGCCATGCACGCCTCGCTGACCGCATAAGCGACCTCATGGGCAAAGCCACTGAGTGGGATAGCCCTAAGCACAATAAAGCCTACTCAGCCTTAGAAAAGGCAGACATGCTTCATGGACGTACTGCCGACGCCATGGACAGGGGGGATTTTGAGAAAGCCCACAGCTTGTTGGGCCGAGCCAAGGCAGCAACAGTTAGGGCGGCTGCTCACATGCGGGGCGAGAGACCAATGGTGCCCAACTACTAACTACTGAGGAGGCTTGCAATGGCTTACATTGGTATACCATCGATTGATTTGAACACAGCAACCGACAAGAGACTGAGGGAGTCTCACCGTCTTCGAGAATTCGGCGTCAAGGGGATGAAGTGGGGAGTCAGGAAGGGTGGGCCTAAGGCAAACGAGCAAGTCACGCATAGAGGCAAGTCATGGCAGGTCGTAGACCCGCTAGATAGCCAGGGCAACGTGCTCTTGGGGAGGAAGGATGACTCAGGCAGGTGGGCCAAGCTCACGCGAGTATCTGGCAGTGAACTCGCAGGCTACGAGCATCTGCGTACACCAGCAGAAAAGCCTGGACGGCCAAGCGCAGACCCAGAAGGCGCGAAAGCGTTCAAGTCCCAGTTCCCCGGAGCAGTCGCTGCCATCAAGGAGATGGCAGGCGGTAACGATGTATCTGAGGGGTACGATCTAGGCAAGGTGGCCGCGGACAAGGGCGTCATGGCGCTCGCTAAACAGGCTGAGCCTGCGTTCAGAAAGATGCCATCTTCTGACCGCGAGACTCTTGCCTACGGGGAGACGCGGGATCAGTTCCGTACCGCAGCTAAGTATGGGACGGCTGGCAAGGCCGCACATCGACTGCTCAGTAGGGTCTTCGATCATGGGTTCGAAAACGACTAGCTCAGATTCCTATGTCTGCTCACGTCGCTAACCCTGAGAATGCGCCTCACACAAAGGCCAGAGCGATGCCCGTTTCTACGCCGAAGCGAGCAGCCGCCGTCTCCAAGATCCAGCAAGCCGGAGACAAGTTCAATACTGGCACGGAGTACAAGCAAGACGACAACGTGCTCCTGACGTTGCTGCCTACTGCCAAGTTCCCTGTCTCTCTCGTCCATGCTCCTGGCATTACTTCCCCGCTAACGCCCGAAGCAGTCCTGGGCCTCACGGAGCCGGACAAAGCGGCGCAAGGCGACCATATCAACTATCTGAGGGAAGCCGCCGTCGTCGCTGACATTGACGCCAAGCTGATAGTCAGTGAGCCCAGCGAGATGCGCCGTGGCTGCTTCCGTGAAGTGCATTTCAAGTCCTTGGACGAGTGGATGAACAGTAAGCACTACCGGAAGCTACGCGAATCCCGGCTGAGGGGTCATGCCATACTGGAAGCCGTTCGCAGACAGGAACGGGAGCAGGATGCTCAGTTACGAGAATTTAAGCAAGAGGACGAAGACGGTGTATCAGAAACTCCCTACCAGGATACACATCCGGGCATCCGGCTCGACCCTCGCATTGCAGCCAGGTTCCGGGAAGCTGATGGGCCTATTATAAACCGGCTGAGAGAAGCCATTGGTGACCAGGCGGATATCTTTGCCCAGGACTCTGACCAGACAGCGGTGTCAGCAGACGCCTGGAGCAGCGGGCGAGATATTGAGTTCACGCCATTGATGGCAGGCCCATACAACAAGCAACTGTATTTCGCGGACTACCTCACGATGCACGCCCTTGCTCATGAAGCCGCCAATCACAACCCTATTGCCAAGCGTATAGCACAGGTCATCCCCCAGTTCGTGTTGGGCAAATCTGTCAAAGCTACCGTGATGAAGGCAGCCTTGCCGACGGGCAAGAAGGTCAAGCAGGGGAACAAAGTAGTAGACCAGGTCGTTGATTACAAGCGCAAATCACAAGCTATCCTAGATGAGCATTGGCACAAGAACAGGATGCTGATACGTTCCAAGTCCATCCTACGTGACTTAGTGGTATTTGGAGAACAATTCATTCGCTACTTCAATGCACCGTGGGGCTTGAAGATCAGGCAATTGGACCCTAGCACCGTTTGGGAAATCGTAACGGACGTAGATGACTTGGAAACAGTTTTCTGGTTGCATCAACAGTACCCCACCCGTTTCCTCTGGATGACCGATGTTGGTGTTCCTACCATCAAGTACATCATCCGTCAGGTGCCCGGACCGCTATTCTACCACATGAAGATCAACGCCTCGGCCGGTGAGGTCCGTGGCCGAAGCGAATTATTTGCTATACTTGGTTGGCTCAAGAGGCTGAAGGAGTTCTCGAGTGATAGAGTGGTTCGGAACAAAGTCGCTAACCTGTTCTGTCTGGACATCTCAGTGGAAGGTGGGCCGCAGGACGTCGAGAACGTCCGCGCTCAGTTTGTCACTCCGCCGACTCCAGGCAGCTTCTTCATACACAACAAGGCCGCTGAAATCCAGGGCATCCGTGCCGAGATAGGCGCTGGTGATGTTACCAGCGATTGGGAGATGCTACTGACCGTCATATCTGCTGGCGCAGGTATCAGCAAGGAATACTTGGGTATCTCCTCAGGTGGGAGCAAGGCTGGCGCTTTAGTAGGCACAGAGCCAGACATCAAGACGTTTGAAACATACCAGGAGATCATGGAGGACTTCTACCAGCAGGATGCCCAGCGCGTGTTCGACAGATCCAAGGAAATGGGCCGCTTGCCAAAGGGCCTCGATGTCCAGGTGGAGATGACTTACCCGGCTATCGCCGAGGAGAACCGCAGTGAGAAGCTGAAGGACATCGCCTTCGAAGAGAGCATGAGCCATATGTCGCATCGGCGAGCGGCTTCTATGGCTACCAAGGAGCTTGGCATCACCGAGTACGACTACGACGACGAGCAGCGGCAAATCGCCGAGGAAGACGCCCAGAAGCAATTGATGATCAACCAGGCTTACGGCCAGCTTGTGAAAGGCGCTGACAGCAGCAAGACAGCGCAAGGTGGCTCGGCGGCAGGTGCTCAGGGCGGACAAGGCGGGCAGGGTGCAACGTCTGGTGGTATGGGCAAGACTGCCAAGGCTCCTACCAGCACGCCGACGGGCGAAAGCAAGAAAGGCTGGCAAGGGCGGGACCCCCGCGAAGTGCGCGAAGCCATATTGCATGAGACTCACCGGCTGCGTGTATCCCGGAAAGGGCTGAGGGAGTCTCAGGAAATGGGTGTTAAGGGAATGAAGTGGGGAGAGCAGCATCCTAGCTCTATTGGTAAGCGGTTCAGCCGTCATGACGTCGGGAACTTTGATTGGAAGGCGCGTCATCTTGGTACAAACGCTGATGAGGAGCCTACAGCAGAGGATATTGAAAAGCTAGTGACTGACAACACAGTCTTGACGCCGACGAAGCAGCAACTCGATGGGTTCCTCCAATCTGCCAGGTATGCGTACCAACAGACGCACAAACAGAAAGAAGCCTCCAATCTCTCCGTCGGTCGTAAGCGCCAGCTTCAACCCAATCGCCAGCAGCTATCGCAGTTCACTCCAAAGCGGGTGCGTGACCAGAAGAGCATGGACCGCAACGACATCGTAACACGCGGTCGCCGTGCCGTCCATGGCAAGTACAACGAAGCCAAATCCCGCCGTCGCTTTCCAAGACTCAAATAGTGGGAGGGTGTTTATGAAGCAAGAACAAAAGACGCCGGTCGTGCCTAGGCGAGCAGGCTGGGCAATCAAATCCGGGTTGTCTAACTACGAGGAGCTGCAATACCATCCGTTGCGCCTGGAGCTGGACTGGAAGAGGAACCCCGAGGACGCCCGGTTGTTCTATGGCATACAGAAGTCCCGAGTGCCTTGGCTCCTAGACGTGCTAGATTACGTGTCCAAACTGAGGATGCCAGACGCGCCAAGGAACCGATTCTTGCAGCAAGCCGCTGCTATGACAGTCAAACATGGGAAAGATGGATTGGCCACAGCGGAGCAGTACTTCCGTAACGGCGATCTAGGCCGTGCGCTTATCCAGCAGGACATCGTTCTCCAGTTGGCGCACTCGGCACTCCTCAATTTTTACAAGGCACTGGAGCTGGAAGTAGCGTAGTAACTAATAAGGGGGTAGCTATTATGGAAATAGGACAACGTCCTCCGCTCCACATCCTCAAGGCTCTGCTCAACGCCGAGCTTCTTCAGCCTTGCAACATCGACGCCCCAAGAGGTGTTGATGTCACCGAGACGCTGTATCCTAACACGATCATCTTGTTCACGGGCACCGGGGCAGTGGTATTCGGTGGCTTTCCCTTGCCTGGCTCAGTCGGAGACCACGTCCTTGCAGGCACCGTTGGCGAGTGCTACAAGGTCAAGGTCATCTACGACAGGAACACGTCGGGCATCGTGGGGATCAAGTTCGTGAAGGGCGTTGTTGAGCCGAGCTAGACATCCTGGTAGGCAGTAAAGGAGAATCTCATGTACGCAACTGTAGCATCGGTAAGCGGTGACTGCTACCTGAAGCGCGATGGTGTAGTCTCAAGGCTGCAAGCCGACGACGACATCCTCGCCGGCGATCTAATTCGGACTTGGGATGGCATCGTCACTCTGAACTTTGCCAGGGGCGGGAGCATGGAAATCGGTCATGCAGGCCGTCTAAATGTCCCGATCGCCCTTGGCCCCGACGATTGGCTCGATGCCGTCTGGGCAGAGGTACGAGACTGGCTGGTAACTGCTAACGACTTCTGGCTAGGCGACAACCCCTCAGATAACTTCTCTCGGGAGGACCGTGGCTGGATGGGCTGTATTGGCGCGCCAGAGGAGACCATCGTCTCGCTGATCAACTTCGATAACCAGCAATGCACCGAAATGGACCTGACAGACGTTGAGGGCAGAATCTTGGATGCAGGGTACGAGATCACCGATTCACCCTCAGGTCCCACCATCACTGAGCATCAAGAGATCGATGGTGTGGACATGCTGTTCACCTACGACCTGGACCCCTCTGACTTCGCAAACCTGGCCGTGGCCTAGCGGGTTTCATCTGTCTCTTTAGTGCAGCTTGGCATGACGTTTCTATGCCAAGCTGCATTAGCTGTAGGACGCCCCAGGACGCGTTGTAACACCCTTTCCGGCCCTTTCCCCGTTAAAAGCCTGCCATCGGTCTTAAAATGCCCGCTAGACCCCTAGAATCGGCTTCCCCCGAGCCTTCCAACCCTCAAAAGCGTGTACGCTCTCGTGCGTGCTGGCGTTTCATTAGGTTGTGTAGTACTCTATCTGTTCTGGTTTCACAACGAGGAGGCCGCTATGGCGGAGGCAACAGACAGTCGTCCAGTCTCATACCTCTGAGAACCGGGCTCTCGGCGGTTGCTTCCCTGTACATCACTAACTAACCGATCAGAAGGAAAGCGAACGTGAGAGCCGAAAGGGAAAAGGCTCTCACGTAGAGCATCGAAAAGCCTTTCAGGTGATCACGTCGAACCTCAACTTGCCTCCAACCCTGAAGTCTTATCGGTGCTCTACGGGAGGGCCATATGGCAAAGCAAGTCGGAATTGCAGTTTCTGTTTCTGTCCAACGGGCAGCAGAGCAGGGCGACGACGAATTCCCATATCAGGCCAAAGTAGAACTAGGAACGCGGCTTCTGGGGGAAGACAAAGTTCTCACCATGTCTGCTGCTATACGCTTCTTGATATGCACCATCGAGAAGCATGAATCGTTGTTAGTCAGTAAGCTGCACACACAAGTGAGGGAGCTTTACGATGACAAAGAAAAAGAAGGTAAGGCGCAAGAAGCCAACAAAGGCTGACTTTGAGAAGTGCCTCAGCGATCCCAAGCTCGCAAGTATTTCAGGTGAGCTAATGTCGGACATCCCACCAAGGAGGAAGCACCAATGACACCTGTTGACTTCGACATATTCCACTTCATCGGAGCCGCGTTCGTGGCTGTCATGGCTCTCCTAGGTGGCATGTTCGCATTGGATGCCGTGTTTAAGCATCCTATCACAGACCTGTTTCGTAGGAAGCAACATCGCCAGTTCGAAGTGAGGAAGAAGTACCATGCTAAAGAAATACGTCCTGCAGTGCGAGAGATGTCGCGCCGAGGAAACCTTCCAAGCTCGTAGCCGTGTCAAGGCGCGCGTCCAGGCCCATGCTAATGGCTAGGCCAGCACTTCAGTAGAGTCGCCTGCTGCCAGGCACGTCTGTCCCAAGTGTGCTCTCAATTGCCCATCGCTGACGCCCGGCGGAGTGCCTTTCAAGCAGTCCATATTCGTGGGGGTGCTGTCGGCCGAGTCTATCAAGTTGTTTGGAGTAGAGAGGCAGAGGCGTCCCAAACACGAGTTGGATCACAGAAAGAAAGCGAGGTCAGTATGTGCAACGTGAATACTAGCGGCTGGAAACACTCTATCTGTGACAAGTGCTGGGGGGAGAACTATGCCGCTTGTCTCAATCGTGGAGGTCCACATCGGACTAGCAATCGTACTCTGCAAGTCTGCTGCTTCTGTGGTGAGAAGCATAGGAGCGGCGTGTTCATTTGTCGCGATCCACAGGACGAAGTGCTGAAATGCAAAGGCCAGCACGTGCGTATGCAGCAAAGCAAGGTAGAGATTTACGACGCGTCCGACCGCGCTGTTTGGCATCGCAGACGAATCATGGATGACGGCTGTTTCTGCGTCGCCATGCAGCTTCGCCTCACTGGCCACTGGTACCTGAGGATACACTACCACTTCTCGTCGGACGTGTCAATCGTTCAACCTGTAGTCCGACTGAGAGAACTGGCATTGAAGAGGTACAGCAAGGCGGCGCTGGCTAAACCCGATCGCTTTGCCCAAGATGGCTACGAGCCGAAACGTGATTGTTGGTGCATCCCTCTGGTTCCCAAGCGGTGGTGCCACGCGCACTAATCTGGTCGGAGGACCTTAAACTCAATCGAAAGGAGAACAAGCCTATGAGTGAGATAGAGAAGGACATGAAGCAAGCCCTTGGTGGAGTCGGACCCAAGCGTCTCCCAGCCGCGATCGCGGCCATGGAGCGCCTCGGCAAAGCAGTCAATCAGGTCGCCAACGACGCGGACGACCTATTCGTGGCGTTGCTGCCAGCACTGTCCAGCGAATTACCAAGCCGGGGCAAAGGCGCGACGGAAGAGGCCAGCGGCTGCAAGTTCGTGGACCGCGTCAACGCGCAAGCCAAGACCCTGGAGAACCTGGCGGCGCAACTCAAGGAGGCTGAATCCCGGTTGAGCCTGTAGAGCCACGTTACCAAGTAGCTCCCAGTCTCTGACTCTAGGGGCTGGGAGCTACTGCTATCATACAATGACGAAGGTACTGAAGGACGGAGAGCCGCTGATCCTAAGCAACAGGGAACTGTTCCGTTTCACGTGTTGTGACTGTGGGTTGACCCACAACGTGGTCATTGTCTCAGAGAATAGAACTATCGCCATTGCTGTGGCCAGAAACAAAAGAGCTACAGCAGCCAGGAGGCGTAAATGTACGTGAAGGCTTTGGAAGCTACACAGCCAATCCATCAAGTGGTGGAGATTGAGGTCTGAGGAGGAGGAATCATGAGCAAGAGCGAACAAGACCACGAAAGAGCAGCAGTGGAGACAGTGAGGGTGGAAGAGATCCTGAAAGCCGCCAACGTGGGAGTGGAGTCAGTTACACCTGTCTACCAGGTGAATCTGAACGCCCATGTAACGGAGTTCCATCTCACCGAAGGCTTGGTGCTCTGGCTGATGCATGGTAGAAAGCCAACGAAACCTGTGCCACCTGGCCTTCGCTTTGGTGGTCACTAGGAGGGTAGCATGTTCCACTTCTTTTGGCAGCACGATTGGAAGGAAGAGCAGCGCCAGCTCTACGAACAGAAGCGTCGCTACGTGAGAGGGTTCCAGGTAGAGGAGCCTTTCACTGTTCCTATCACCATGGTCCTCCAGAAGTGCGCTTGCGGCGCGATGCGCACTTGGGAGTTCGTCGGTCATCTCCCAGGAAAGGGGAAGGAGGCTGAGATGTTTAAGAACTGCAAGTATTGCAGCAAGCCCGCCGAAGGGAAGTGCGAAATCTGTGGTGCGCCCATCTGCCCAGATCACACTGAGTACGCTAGGTACCTGGTAATCTGTACCCCATGCAAGGACAAGGAGGCAAGAGCGTCATGAATACAAACACAAAGGTCACTAAAACAGACATGGCAAAAGGGGTACTTGCACTCGCCGTGATACTCGCCATCGGTACGGGCTGCACTGTGCAAGGCTTGAAGCACAGCGCATTCCTATCCATTGGCGTAGCCCTGGTGTCCTTCGTCGTTTACGCGAGGCTTCTGACCTGGGAATTGAGTAGGAGGCCTGGTTGGGAGTCTGACCCCAGTCCTAGCTACCCTCGGCATCTCAACACCCACCCGGACAAAGCTGTCTGCGCGAGTTGCGGCACTATCGCTTCGAATCATACAAGAGAGTTCTTGGCTGGTGGCTACTGCACAGGGTTCGTTTGTAGTAGCAGGGAGGAGGCTTAGCATGACCGTGAGTAGGTACAGCCCATCGTGGAGACGTTGGCTTCAGCGTCATTGCAAGTTTCTGTTCTCGGTCTGCCCCGGCAGGAACTACCACTGGCGCTGGGAACTCATCTGCCATTGTGTGGATGGCAATGAAACTGAGGAAGGCCCATCTGTATGGCAGTCAAGGACTAGGACGGCAAGTGGATCTGCTTGACGGTGCGAGAGTGGCGTCACGTGGATCAAAGGCTAAAGCTGAAGGTTTGCCTTCCACCAGAGCAGGGTTACAAACGGGGTTAGAAAGGAGCATTTCCGTGGGAAAGCTAAAGAGCAAGTGCATAGTGAAGGACTGTCCTAACAAGCGCAGTCAAGGAGTGTTCGTAGGCGACCTGTGCGCGCCCTGCCACGATTTCATTACCACAGGAAAGGTAGACTTTGGGAACTGCCAGGCAGGCAGGAATGCGGTGAGCTTCGCTGCGTCAGGACTGAGCAAGCTGATCGAAACGCACGCCCGACAAGTCGCTGTAATCTTTAATCAGCTTCATCACCAGGTGACTTTCAGGCTGTAGCACAGCAGCAGAAGGGCACTAGAGTTCTACCCAGTCAGAAGGAGGTCAGTATGGTAGTTAGGAAGGGCCGGTGGTATCTGTTGGCTATCCAAGGCCAAGGTCCAGTCATAGTGAAGCGTGGCGCCAGGCATCAGATGTTCAATGCGCTTCGCAAGACACTGCGGAGGGATGGTACTTCCTATGGTGTCTTTGCCGTGGATTCCAAGGAAGGCCGACTGGCGCAGAAGCTGGCAGCCCAGTGGAAAGACGGCTGGAAGAAGCGCAAGCCACCTTACGAAGAAGTCATGGAAGACAATCTGTGATAGGGGATCGCAAAATTCAGCGAACGGCACTAGGGATGACTGCCAAGGGAGTAGCTAGGATATTCCATTGGGTAGTCCCTTGCATGGAAGTGGAGAAGGTAGAAAGGGTAGAGATAGTAGCTGAGCCAGAGAGAACAGTCGAGCCGTTAGGGACAACAGTAGGAAGGAGAGTCAGTATGTCAGTCGTTAGGAAACTGCTCAAAGTAGGGTACAGGGTTGTAGTGGTGATTGGTAGCATTCTGGCAGTGATTGGGTGGCTGATGGCCGCGACGGTGGTCGTATTGGCAGTGCAAGGGGTGTTACAGGAGATATTTTGTGGTTGCTGCGCGAGATGAGAAGAGCCGACGCGCCAACACCCGCAGAGTTGGAGCAATGGCGCAAGGAAGCAGAGGAGGCCTCTTCAACGAATTCAGGGGCTATCTTAAACCAACAGCTTGAAGTGGTTTTCGGCGAATTCAGGGGCTACCTAACCACCCCGTTGTCTAATAACCGAAATCTTAATCAAGTACACAATCCTGTGATCTACTTCACAGAACTCTATCACACTCTACAAAACTCTATCACCGTGAAGGAGAACGTACATGCCAACTAAGAAGCGCAGTAAGAGGTCTAGGTTTCCACGTGTTCTCTTGCGTCATCCGAGAGAGCAGACGAAGCTGGACATCGTACAATCACGTCTTGCCAAAGACACTCTCTATCAGAAGCTCTTATCTGCCAGAGAGGAAGCCACAACTCGCAGGCTGGCTGATGTCATAGAGCACATCAATGCGTCTCTGATGTATCTGCGGCTCTGGTACGTCTGATCTGAAAGGGAGAATCACATGACAAGGAAGAAGCCACACGCTCTGAAGTTCACATCTGGCTTTGTGCAGTTGCTTTCACATCAGATTTCCAAGCGCCTGGAAGATCCTAAGGATCCAATTCATAAAGAGTGGCCTAATGCCAGGCTGTTTCTAGCAGCAAAGCAGAAGCGTGAGAAAGGAGTCAAGTCATGAAAGCTCACATCTGTGGAAACTGCGGTGGTATCCTTCCCAATCATGGTCTCGGCTGCAAATACAAGAAGGCTGACAGGAAGCGCAGTGGATGGATAGGAAAGAAGCCTGAGCATGGGAGGAAGAAAGTCCTTCTCTGCGTCATTTCCAAGGACGACAAGGACATCGGTGTCCTCGTATGCAGCACGAACTTGCTTCAGCTTCCTTTCTGCAAGACAGAGTATCGGACTGCTGAAGCCAAGCACGGCGGAGCCACTCTGGCATGGCAGACAGGAAGCATCAGAATCGAAGTCATATCTGTCTTCTCATGGGACAGATGGAACGCAGCAAGACTTCGCAACACTCTTATCTATCATGGCCTGAGAACACCACATCACAGGGCAGTCATTTCATAACAAGCATACACTCCAGTCACAGCGTAGATAGAGTCTACGTCCTGCCTCATATCTTCAGATTGCGCGATGTCATTCCACTTACTAAGATCACCCCGAACCGTTTTACAGTGAGACAGATTGAGCCGGGGGGAGGGGGTTCCTTACAAGCGCTACGTTCGATGAAATTTCTCTATCTTTCTGCGGTTTTGAGAGAAACCGTCGCGGCCTACGAAATCTGTTAAACTGCCGTTGCAAGCGTGAAAAGTTTTCTCTATCTTTCTACGTAAGCCTCTGAAAATTTGAGAAATTCTAGGGCTTTCTATCTTTCTGCAGTTTAGCGGCGTTTCATTCAACCATGAAAGTGCTCATAGCTTGCGAGTTCAGCGGCGTCGTTCGGGACGCTTTCAGGAACTGTGGACATGATGCCGTCAGTTGTGATCTTTTGCCCACCGAGCGTCCGGGGCCTCACTTCCAGTGCGACATTCGGGAACTAGACTTAGAGCGATACGACCTCGTAATAGCGCATCCTCCATGTACTCACCTCTGTTGCAGCGGCGCGGCATGGTTCGAACATAAGATGCGTGTGAGATGGTACGCTCTAGAGTTCATAAAGTTCTTCTTTGAGTGTCCGGCTCCCATGGTGGCGATAGAGAATCCGGTAGGCATCATATCCACGGTATTCCGTAAGCCAGACCAGATCATTCAGCCTTACGAGTTCGGTGATCCCTACAGCAAAGCAACGTGTCTATGGCTCAAGGGCCTGCCACTATTACAGCCTACGAACATCGTTGATAGGGGAGAGCGGTGGGTGAGTGCGACAGGATCAGGCAAGTCGATGGCTAGGTGGTACATTAGTGCATCGTCTAAGGAACGGGGCGTGACGTTTCCAGGTATCGCTGAGGCTATGGCTGTTCAGTGGACGCCTAGATTCAGACGCGCTTATCTGTTCCCAAGGTTCCACTTATTTCCCAGGTTTTGACATCCGCCGGCGTTTTATAACGGTATGAGAGTCCGCTGGCAACATTGTATCCCAGTTGAAGTGCTTATGGAAGCGCACTCCGACAAAGAGTATGGAGCTCTGTCCAAAGCGTCACAGCACACCGGAGAGGTCGTTGCGACGGTGCGAGCGTTTGGACAGACACGCTTTGTGATAAAGCCTGACGACCAGCAGGAGTTTGTTGAAGTGCCCGTCAGAGATTGCACCCCGAACAGCCACCTGCATCTGGCGCTGGAGGACCAAGATGAGCGAACCTAAAGCAGGACGCAAGTACGTCGTAGGACTCACTGAGGCGGGCATCAAGGTTATCCATCTTGGGCTCACCCGTAGAGGCGAGAACGACATCCATATCGGAGGCTTGAAATGATCGACTACGCAAAGACGCAAGTGGGAGACATCCTAAAGGTAGTAGGCGCAGGCGCTCCGGGATTCGCCGCCGTCGGAGACCTGGTGCGCGTTATAGCGGTATATGCCAACTCAGTGAAAGTAGAGGGCAGAGATGGCCGCCGCATAGAGTTCTACTACAACTGCGGCGCTGCGCGTCTGGAAGCAACGGAGTGGAAGAACGACTTCGCTGTCGGCTTCCAGATCGAAGTAGAGCAGAGGTAGGAGCAACCAAATGAGCGAACCTAAAGCAGGACGCAAGTACGTCGTAGGATTTGCCTTCAACTCAGCGCTGGACAATATCGTGCTGCTCCGAAAGCTCCGGCCGAAGTGGCAGTCTGGTCTGTTGAACGGCGTCGGTGGGCAAGTGGAGAAGGGGGATCTGTGTGTTGAAGAGGCCATGGCTCGTGAGTTCCAGGAGGAAGCAGCTCTGGTCACCAAGCCATCGGACTGGCGGGTATTTGCCATACTGGAAGACTCCCGTGGCTGGACTGTACACTTTCTCATGGCCTGCACTTATCTGGGTGGGGTTCGTACCATGACAGATGAGGATGTCTGCGTAGTGCGAGCTGATGAATTGCCAAAGAACGTGATACCGAATCTCCGGTGGCTGATTCCTATGGCATTGTCTATGGCTTCAGAGCCGAGAGTCGCTTACTTCTCCATAGACGAAGTGCCTCCCAGCTAGAGGGCAGCAATGTGAAAAGGGAGCGACGCCTCAATGCATTGCACGGTGTACATCCCTGGTGCATATTCCATTGGCGAGAGCATCGGGCCAATCTGGTGCGTGCCTGGAATCGTAAGGTGAGGCAGATTCCACCGGAACGTTGGAATCTTCCAAATCTATGAGGGTAACATGAACAACACTCAAGCACCGATGAAGGCCCTGCTGTGGTTTCATCAGCAGAGATTCTATTGGGCAAACGCCACGTTCACTAAGCCAGGATTATATGTATGGCTGTTCGGCAACAACCGCCGCATCCTTCCCTGGACTAGAGGTTGGCAACTACTGTACCTCTTTGTAGTGGCGTCCCTACTGGCGCTGTTGTTTACCCGGCTGGGGATCCCTCCTCCGCCGCTGTGGTTTCTGCATGACTAGGGAAATTAGATGCCGTCCAAGATATTCATAGCAAGCGCCGTCCGATTAGGTGCCGCCCTGACGCAGATTTCGGATGAGGAGTTCAAGGACATCTACAAAGTGGAGAAGTCTGTAATCAAGGGTATGGTGGATCGGCTGGTGGCCCTCATTCTCTACTGTGAGAAAACGCGCGACGAGATGGCACTCTCCGAGATGGAGCGACTGACGGAGTATCTGGGCAAAGTCGCCGATAGCGTGCCTGCTCCCAGGATGGGTTGATTTTATTGCTCCCAGCGTTTCATTCTATTGGAGGAACACCATGAGTAGAATCATTAACAGACCATACACAGGGAAAGCACTTTCTGCCAAGCCGGTGGATCACATGCTCCCACTGCCGCCGACGCCATGGAGGAAGCAGTGAGTGGAAGGTCAACGTCTCCTCTCATAGCAATCGTGAAGCCGTCGGACCAGAGAAAGAGGACGCGTGTCTTTCTCATATCCCATCGCTTCCTGGAAAAGCAGTATGGTGGTACTATGGAGGAGCAGGCCAAGCAGGCTCTGTTGGACTTGAGGGGGCATTTTGGCATCTCAAATGGCGACCGTGTATCTGTCCACAGGACCTTGTGTTCAGGGGACGGTCCTACCATCGTGGAGCTGACATGAGTTCAAACATCTCGGATGTACTAAAGAGCAACCAGTTCATGTATCACTGGCGCTGCCGATGCTGCAATCAGCAGGGCAAGTTCATTGTGGCTGGCCGGACCTCCCTAGAGAGGGTTCTAAACACAGCAGAAGCAGGTCACAAGACAGCCTCTCCACAATGCACCTGGCTCTCAGTGTCCCAGGTAACAGACTCAGGGAACGTGGATCCTGTGCCGCTCAGACTCGCCGACTTCCAGAAGTCTGGCCTCGCTCCCGACCTGGTGGAGCTCCTTATCTTGGAGCACCAGCGCGGCTGCGACGAGTGCGAGGACGGCCTGGCTGTTTTCTGTACGAGAGGCCATGAATTGAGGAAGCTGCGTGAGCAGGCTTCTGCGAAAGGAGATCGTGTATGAACGACAAAGTAACTACACTTGTGAGGCCCTTGCTGGTGCTATTGGTTGCGCTTGTGGCCCTGGTTGTGGCAGGCTATAGCCAGGAGGCTGCCCCCGCTGCACCTGCTGCCCCAGCTCCTGTCGTAGTGGAGAACCCTCCAAAGCTGGCAGATGCTCAGGCTTTGCAGATCCGCAATGCGCAGCTAGAGATGTACAAGACTGGCTTGAACTTCCAGAACGCCCAGAATGCCTGCCAGACCGCCGTGGAGCTGAGGCAGAGTTTCAATAGACAGCTATCCGAAGTGCAGGCGCTGGCAGAGGGCCTAGTCAAGAAGAGTGGGGTTGACCAGGAGAAGTGGGAACTGGACTTGGAGACTTTGGTCTTCAGGGCGAAAGCGCCAGTGCCAAAACCGGCTCCCCCTCCTGCTGCTAAGGCGGTCAAGAAGGAACTTCCTCCCGCCAAGCAGCAGTAGCCTACTTGGCGTCTCCTGGTGCTGAAGGCTTGGGGAACTGCACAACGCGGTTCCCCTTCAGTACAAGGAGTCGTCGATGAAAAGGCTTCTAGCCGTCTTTCTTCTGTTCGTTTCTACCTGCCTTGCTCAAGGCCCTGCTAAGACAACCATTTCGGATACGCTGTACGACTCAAGTGGAAACACCCGAAGCGGCTACCTGATAATCACTAACCGAACGAATTTCACATCTTCAGACAACTACCCGGTTCCGGCTGGGACAGTCAAGTCAATCGTCTCGGCAGGAACAGTCAACCTCCCTCTTGTGCCCAACATCGGGGCGACCCCATCGGGTACTTCATACGAGGTCGAGTACCATGTCAGTGGGTTGGTCACGAAAGAGTACTGGGTCGTATCCAGCTCTGGAGGCCCAGTCAAGATCTCCGATGTGCGAGTAATAACTCCGCCCGTCACCACATACGGAACTTTGGCAATAGCCCAGATCACGCCGCCTGCTCCGTGTCTGGCTGGCTACTTTGTGGAGTGGAGTGGTACAGGATGGCAGTGCTCCGTGATATCCCCTACGATACCACCAGGCACAGCGAACGAAGTATTTGCCACGAACACGAGTGGGCTGGGAACAGAGTGGCGAGTCTTTGATGCGCCTGGGGGCACTGGGACGGCTCCGAACTGGGCATTCTCTTTTGGCCACATCTCTCTGAACCTGCCTATGGCGGCTTCGGCTGGCACTACGGCTGGTTTGCTTAGCAAGACTCAGTACGATGCTCTGAACGCTAAGCAAGGCACTCCGGTGGTGTTGACCACAGATGTCTCTGGTATCCTGCCATCGGCGAACGGCGGAACTGGAGTGGCTTACTTCGGAGCCGCTGGCCCAACAGCGCCCAGAACCTACACATTTCCTGACAGTCCTCAGACGATGGAGTATCAAGCCAACAAGAACACCCCCTATGGCTACGCAGGACTCGGATCGGACGGATTATTAGCTGCGGCTGTAGGCCAGGAAGTCTGGTCTATAACGGATCTGCTTGAGTACTCAGGGACTTCAGGAAGTGGAGCCACTGCCATTCGGGCTACTGTATCAGCTCCTTCTACCAACGATGTACTGACATGGAGTGGGACGAACTGGATTAACCAACCGGCCACGTTGGCCAGCCTCACCCAGATCACAAACCGTTCTCACACGCTGCTAAGTGATATCGGCACCAACAGCCATGCAGCGATCGATAACCACATCTCGGCCGCAACGCCTACGCCGCAGTTCGCCCGTGTTGGCGCTGGACAGGCAGCGGACGCAACCGCGCCTTTTGCTGGCACCATTGATTCGGCGACAACGAATACCATCCTTGACGTTCTGAAATTGACTCGAAGCACTACCGGCACCGCCGGCGATGGCATCGGTA